ATAAATGTGAGAACTCTGACTGGAAAACCGGTAAAGAAATTGTTGATCCTAGTAAGCCTGAGTGTGGATACTTAACAAAAACAAGCAAAACGCCCATTGGATTTAAAAATGCTAAGGATGGAGTAGCATGATATAATTCAGGCTTAGGTTGTTGAACATCAAGGAACATAAAATGGCAAAAGAAACAAAACTCATGCGTGAACATCGTCAAGCAGAAGAACAACTTGCTCGGGTTGAAGCAGAACAAACCAATTATTTGCCACGGGTAATGCTTGCTCTTGAAGCAGCAACGAAGTTGGGATTTTCTCTTGAAGTTAAAGATGGTAAGTTCGTTGTGAACAATCACACTGGTTGGTCTAGAAACCCTTTAAAACTTTCTGTAAAACATTCAGAAGATGATCAGGATACTCTTGAAAGTCTTGAATGGGATGTGGATTGCTTTGCTAAAGAAGAAGCAGAAGCTGAACGTAAATTCGCGGTGAAGCAAGCAGCACTCGCTAAACTGTCTAAAGAAGAACGTGACCTTTTGGGAGTTTGAATGAATTATGACGTAATGGATTTGGATAAAGAGTATTGGGTCGCAATGATGTCTGCTTTTTTCAGATATGGCTTTAATGTCGATCATGTCTTTGTAGAGTCCAAAGATTTTTGTAAAATGTACTGTGGGGGTTGAAATGCAAACTTTACTTGAAAAAATCAAGGAATTTAAATATGAAATTTCTCAACGCGAGGAAGCAATTAAAGTTTATAAACGTGGGCTAATCTTCCTTGAAGAACAACGTGCTTATTGTGAACATGAGTGGAATGCGCCATTAAAAGGGTTTGAGAATGAAGGTTGTTCGTGCAAACTTTGTGGTATTAATGATCAATACGCCCCAGTATTTAAAAAATTCGTCCAAAATAAAAATAAAGATGCTATAATTGCGCCATATTAAAAAACAAAGAAAGTAAAAAATGAAACCTATCAGCTTTGATGAATTTATAAAACAAAATATTGACAATGACTCTCTGCGATTTACCTTGATTACTCAATTTGAAGAAATGGTCAAGGTCGGTCATATTGGTACTTGTGAATTGAGGACACTAGCCAGACAATATATTGATAATCTCGGTGTTTCTGGAGTAGGGGTTGTTGGGGTAATGAAAGAAATTGCTTTCGAGTGTTATAAGTATTTCGCTAAACGTTATTTGAATCTAAGGAGCCTTTGAAATGAAAAAAGTTTGTATAAACGTGCAATACGGTGGGTTCGGGTTGTCAGATGAAGCAACTGAACTTTATCTGACAAAAACTGGTCATGTTCCATTCTATAAACATGTCGAGTCTTATGGCGCAAATTACGCATTTGCGCCATTTGTTGACGGTAAATCTGAGCAAGGGCTGTACTTCTCGGAGTGGGATATCGAACGCGATGACACTTCATTGATTGAAGTTGTTGAAGAACTTGGTGATAAAGCCAATGGCAAGTACGCAACACTGAAAATTGTTGAAATTCCAGATGATGTTAAATGGAAAATTACTGAATATGATGGTTACGAAGCTGTTCAGGAATGCTCACGGTCTTGGGGTTAAAAATGGAAAAAATTGTAATTAAAGGGTTTGGTGTGTACTTGGCCGCTTCTCAGCCTTGGGCATTGGTGGCACTATTTTCAAATCGTCAATCCGCAGAGCAATTAGCAAGGACTGATCCAGAATTTAAAATTAAAGAATATCATAATGAGATTGAAATTTTTGATTCTCTTCATGACTATGGTAACAGACGAGCAAGAAAGAAAATCACTGATAAGTTGACTGATTTTGAATTGCAATTTCTTGGGGTGACTCGTGATATTGATGTTGAGGATAAAACTGACGACAGACGCCAACTGAGAAATATAAATTTCTATTATTCTTATTGAAATAATGGAACCGAAATTCACGTTGCCGTTCGATATTTACAAATTGGTTGAGCCAAAGTCTATCCAAGATCATCAAGACCTCATCCTTGAAGCTTTAAAAGAACTCAAAGATGCCCTTGAGTTGTTAGATCAATTCTACGGAAAAGAGCAATGAAAAAATACATAATGCCAATCATTCTTTTTTGCCTTATCTTAGTGTCTGCTATTATTTCAGCCTCGGTTTGGTCTGAATGCCGAATGACCAATTCTTTTCTTTATTGTATGCGAGTAATGTCAAAATGAATTCAACAATGTCTTCTCAATTATATGCAGGTTATCGTCAAGCAGATTGCGAGTGGTTGGCCTATATAGGCTGCCCAATGCTGTATGATGGTGGTCTGTGCGTCAATCGTGAGCCTCAAGAGGTTGCATATCACAATAGGCGTAAATATTATTCTTGGTTGGAATCATGATTAAACCAGCTAAGGGAACAACCGGATGCCTAATCCCATCGATGGACGGTAGGTTTTATTTTAGAGTCTACTCCGAAATTGGTAAATTTGTTGATTATGAAATTCATCACAGCGACCTTTTGGTTACAATTTGTGACGAAGATTCTGCTTTCTACTCTGGTGATTTTGATTCGGCAGTCTTAGATCATTCTCCAGACACTCTAGGAATTAAAAATGAAAGCTAGACCTACAGATGAAATGATGGTTTTGAAAGTAATTCAGTGGTATAATGAAGATGCTACTGATATTGAAAAGATTGCGTTCAAAAGTTCTTATCCAAATGAATTGCATCAATATCATCACTCAATCGGGCAGAATATTCGCAACACATTTTCTTTATGGGAATACGAATGGGCACCTCAGATTTATGATGGTGTTGATCATTCTCCAGAACATCCAGATGCTATTTCAATGCGAGTTATTCAAAAAGTGTGGGAATGGGTACAATGAATCAAGATGAATTTGGATTTGCTTTATTTTTGGTAGCAATGCTAATAATTTTTATTGTTAGCCTAATATCAATCTATATAAGTGGATATACTAAAAAGGATAAATTTAAATTAGATGATTTAATCCCTGAGTATACTTACTACAAAATTCCAGAGAGAACAACTTATTTTACGTCTACTACGGCCACTAATTATAGAAAACGTAAATTTAGTTTAAGAAACATGAAGGGTAAGTTATTTTGAAAACCATTGATGAAATTATGGAGATTGTCAGAGATTATGGCATTACATGCATAGAATACGCTGACGGATTATCTAGCGCAGAAGAACTAAAAAATTCAAGGTCGGCACTAAAAACTGCTATTGAGGAACTGATGGTAGATATCAAAGAAGCCTGCGTAGAAATTGTAAAGGCTGATATTTACCCAGGAACACAACAAAAACCACTTACCGCATACCAAATTCAGTATAATGATGGTATAATTCGTACATTAGAAAAAATTAGGAACATAAAATGACCGAAGCAGAAATTGTAGGATTCGCAAAACTGGCTGGCTGTAAATACATCTACGGTGAAAACGGAAATTATGCAATGACCGCTTTTGATATGGTCAGATTTGCCAAATACATCACTGATAAATGTGCTATGGTGTTGCAAGAAAATGCAAACATGTGTACAGAAGACATGCTGATGCAGAAGGTATTGTTAGTCAACGCAGAAGCAATTCGGAGAATGGTGTGACCGAAGATATAGTTCAACTTTTACTTAAACGTGCAGAAATTCGTCGCCAAATTCCAACGAGAAAATCTGTTGCGGAAAACAAACCAGATCGTATTTCTGATTTGCTTGAAGCTGCTGCTTCTGAGATTCTTAGACTACGTGTTGAGTTGAAATCTATTCAGAATAAAATCACAATAGATAGCTTAGAATATGATTATTGGGAACCTATCAATAAAGAATTTTGGGACGCTATTTTAAAAAAATGCAAAGGCTTAACTCCTATTGACTCTGGGGTCGGAACTCATTGCTGGGATGCTACATACCAAGTAGGAAACCGAATGTACAATATTTTGTACGAGAATGGGCAAAGTTGGCCGATTGATATTACTGCAAAGGACATTGGAAATAATGATTCTAAATCTTAAAAATAAATCTCATACCTATGAGGCATTGAAATTTGAATGTTCTGCAGAAGGCGTTGAATCGCTAAGAGCATTTTGTCCTCATTTTGTATATTTTAGTAAGGTTCGTCATCCAGTTGCATCTGGTATTGCTACTCTGAGATATTATCTTATTGACCCAAGTAATAAATTTGGGTGTATTACTACTAACCTAAGAGAAGGTATGTATTTGGTAAAAGTCGATGGTAAATTTGTCATAGATAATATGTTTACTATCTTGATTGAGGATGAAATTAAGGAACTTGAAAACGTGGAAGACCAAGATATTATTATTTCTGCTGAAACCGCGGCTGAAAAGACCCATAAAGCATTATCGATCTGGACAGAAAAGGCTAGAACTGATTTAAAATTGATCATGGAAAAGATTTCAGAGGCTGCAGATAGTGGTAGAAAATCAGTTAATATTGATATTACTACATCATATTTTGTTATCAACAAACTCAAATCTTTAGGGTATTCTGTGACGTACATAGACAACAAACGCACTCCATGTACATTGGAAATTTATTGGTAAACTATGGCTAATGTTCAGTTAGTATCAGACACACACTTAGAATGTGGCGGCATCAAAGAATTAATTAATTCTTGGGTCGTCACGTCTGATACTTTGCTTATGGCAGGGGATATTGTTCCTGTCATTATGATAAAGAAAAGAACTACACAAAGTAAGTTAATAAAAGAATTCTTTGAATTTGTTTCAAAGAATTATAAGAATGTATTTTGGGTATGTGGGAACCATGAATTCTGGGGCAATTATATCGAGCATACTAGCAAAAATGCTCAAGATAGAATGAAAGATTTGAAACTGAATAATATTCACGTTTTAAATAATACTACATTTAAGACTCCAGAGTTTGTTATTTTCGGTGCTACTCTTTGGGCTTCAATCAATAAAAGAAATCCAATGGATATGATGTTTTGCTCCAGCAGAATGAATGATTATTCTCAAATTAAAAAAGTTGATGAATGGCTAGAACATCGATATTTACAAATTGAAGACACTGTTATGCTTCATGAAAATACGGCAGAAAAACTAAAAATATTCATTGATGCTGAATATGATGTGCCCAAGATTGTGATGACTCACCATGCACCATCAAGATTATCTCTATCAGATTATTACAAAAATGATCAACTTTCTGCTGCATATGCGTCTGATTTATATGATATGATCTATGATTCTGATCTTAAAGTTTGGGTTCATGGTCATATTCATGAAGACGTAAATTACATGATAAACAAAACCAGAATTTGCTCAAATACTCGTGGCTACTGGGGATACGAGTCATCTGCTTATAGCTATTCACATATTTCTATAGATTTGTAAAAATACAACACACGAAAGCCAAAAGCTGTGTTACAATTCAGGCTTAGACAAACGAAAGACTCAAAATGTCAAAATCCTTTAAAATCGAATTGTTCTTTAAGAAAGCACCTTCATTGGAACTTGCTGTGTCTGCTGACACAAAAGAAGCTGCTGTCGCTATCGCAAAGCGTGATGCGAAACTGATGGGATGGGATACTCCTGCTTCTAAAGTTAAATGTGTTATTGTTAAATAATCGGAGTTATAAATGATTAAGACCTCAAATGCCACCGACAAAGAACTCGTGTCTGCATGGAATGTTCTTATGTTTATCACAAAAACTATTTGTGATAAATCCGACCTTCCCGCTAAGATTGCTGAAGTTTCTGTAGAATTAACTAGACGTGGTATTCCCCATGTTTATGGTAAACGAACAATTTCAGTATAGGTTATAAAATGAAAACTTGGCAAGAGTGCTGTGATGAAGTTGGATACTTCACAAAATTTAACCCACCCGAGCAAAAATATTTCTGGTGGGCATATAAAGATGGCAAATCAGAAAAGTTTAATTCTGAGTCAGAAGCTAGACTTTTTTCCAAAAACTATGAAAAAGTTAAAGACGCATATTCTAAACAAGCGATTTCTGTTTATTGGTTAGATTGTAGATTATTGGAAGAAAAAGCAGTGGCACTCTGGTACGCTGCGTTACAAGAAGAATACAAAAATCTTCCTGTGTCTATATTCAATCTATGCTACAATAAAGCATACGATGATGGGCACTCCAATGGATATGATTCTATCGCGGAAAAAATGGAAGATTTAGTTGATTTTGTTGAAGAAATTTTAAAATGTAAAGGAAATAAATGAACGAAATTACATATGATGAGCTTATTACCTCAGTTAATACCATTATAACAGAAGCGAATGTTCGCTATACTAAAGCTCTACAGGGGTACGATAAAAAGATTCAAGATCATATTCAAGAAAATTTAAGTCGTATTATTGATCAGACAGCAGAAATTAACGAACAAAATAAAATACATGCGCGAGTCCATAATGCTTGTATTTTATACGCCGCTGGTAATATAACCACTGAGCGTTGTGTATCGAAAGTTATTGAATTTGAGCGTATTATGCAGAGTTAATAAAATGGCAAGAATTAATTATTCTGAACCGGATTACCCAATGTTAGAATATGAGATTGGGTCTTTTAAATATTCATTCTCAGTTAAAGATTTTCCTAAAGAATCTTATGATTGGTTATGTGACTGCATCCAAGCAGACGCCACTAAGATATATCGTCTAGCGTACCTTGAGGGTAAGATGGACGTACAACGAGGTATTACGCATTTGCTCGGGCTATCATGACAGAAAATGAATATAAGAAGGTTTTATTTGAACTTGGTATTATCACAGATGATGAAGACTGGAAATTGTTTATGGAACAAGAGAAACGATTTGATCCAGTTGACGATGAAGAAAATGAACTATGGATGGAATATCTAACAGGAGTAAATCATGGCGCCAGAAAAACAAATCGAATTTAACAAAGAGATCACAGAGGTCACAATGAAATATATTGACCGCATCGGCGATTACTGTGATGTTGATCCAGCAGAAAAGATTTGTGATGAGTTTTACAAATCTTTTTCAGAAGTTTTCAATAAATATTATCCTAGCTATAAATACGTCGAATAAGTTATTGTCTTCTAACTGGAAAAGATTATTGCTTAATTCGTTTGGTCAAAGGTGTCGCTAAACTGCAATAGAATGTGAGTTCGATTCTCACCGATAACACAAGGAACATTATGTCATTTTTTTATGGATTTTCGTTAATGCTAATTACGCTAAAATTGGCTAATGTCATCGAGGCTTCTTGGTGGATTGTGCTGATTCCGCTTTATCCGATTACCTTAGTTTGGATAATTTTAATTGTTGGTATGGTTATTTTTGGTATTAAAGTAGAAAAGACGCGAAAATGAGAAAATTTATTTCTATCACAAAGAAATCTGATGGTATTTTGAGTCTAAATCGATATGTTGGTAAAAACTTGGACTGTAGGGCAGAGTTAGACTACTCTCATCCTGAAGTCACGACAGAATTGATCAAAGAAATAATCGAGAAATTTAGAGTTTTAGGTGCTCCATCGGAGGATCAAAGAGCATGATGACATTTATTTTCGGAATGATTTTCGGATTTGTTGTTGGTCTTATTTTCACGACAATTTTTCTTCATAAGACTGGTGTATGCAGATGGTAATGTACCTTGCTTATCTTGATGTTGAGACAAAAGACGGAATAAAAAATTTTGCCATCTGTGGTAAAGATTCAGAAGAAATTTATCAGAAAGCTTTGAAGTACGGCAAAGACCCTATATTTACAGCCGGTATGTTTTTGATGAATAAAGATTGGTGATGTTTAAAAACAACACACCTATTGTAAAGTAATTTTTGGTGTGCTATAATTCAGTCTTCAGCAAACGGAGATTGAAAAATGTATGTAATGCCTGTTTCTCGCGGTGCAGTTTCCAATTTTGATTCTAAAGATTGTACAGTTCGTGCTCTTGCTAATGCAGCCAACATTTCGTACAATGAAGCTCATGAAAAGATGCAAGAAGCTGGACGTAAGCCTCATAAAGGTGCAAATCAGCTTCAATTTGGTAAAGTTTATCTGAATTCTGGGTTTGTTTTACAGGGTGTCTATGGTACGACAATTTCAGCCAGATATGCAAAAAACAATCTTCTAAATTATGTTAGCGAAGTGCCAGCATTTAAAGGTACTACCCTGAAGAAATTCCTTGAGAAAAATCAAATAGGGTCTTTCATTGCTATCATGCGTGGTCATGCATTCGCTATCGTTGATGGTGATCTGATCGATAAGACAGCAATCAAAGAAAACACAAGAATTTGTATTGTTTTTGAAAAAGTTTGAAATCTCATCAAAAACTGTGCTATAATTCAGTCTTCAGCAAACAGAAACCAAAAGGTCTACATCATGACAGCAGCTACCAAAAAGTTCACAATGTCTTCTCTGAAATCTTGGATTCGTAAGAATGTTGCCACTCTCCAAATTTTGGAGTCTACTCGTTTTGATGGTATGTATGATTGTGTTATGCCTTCGAAAGACCAATCTTGGAGTGATGTCGATGTGATCGACCTGACCGACAAGCGTACTCTTGGTATCTCTGGTGCTTGGTTTGTTGGTGATTCTCGTGATTATTTGTATCCAAAGACAGTGGACGACAAAATCGTTTCTGTGTTCGTGTCGAATTGCTGCGGTTCTTTTGAATTCAAAGTCTAAGGATTTATCATGTCTAGAAAAACATGTTCAGTTGAACACGTCAAGAACCAAGTCAACATTTCTCTGAAGAATTCGTCGGATTCGTATTGTCCTAAAGCACAGCGTCAAGGAATGATGAATGTGCTGGAAATGATTCTTCATGAATCTGGTAATTATCGAGGGTTTCGGTATTTGCTATTACATGAAGTGCCAGAAGCTGCGTTGCCAGGGATGGTCGTCAATGGTACTGTCGAAAACACTCCATTTGAAGTCAGGTTTGCAGAAGGTACAGTAGACAAAACTCGGGTAGAGTATTTCTAAATAGTCAGTTGTCGGTGTGGCGGAATTGGTAGACGCCACAGACTTAAAATCTGTTGCCCGTAAGGGCGTGTCGGTTCGATTCCGACCACCGATACCATCTTAGTGTAAATTATGACCCACATTCTTCTAATGGAAAAGAAATCCGCCTTCTAAGCGGTCAATATTTGTTCGATTCAAATATGTGGGACCATTTTTTATATTGTAAAATTTTTACAGTCGTTTTTAGTTCTGATTATTATCAAATTAATTAATTTTGAAACTATGTCCAATTTTTCCTTTTGTTGAATTTCAACCCAAGGAGCTTTCGGGTCTAGGTAAACATCATGATCTGGCAAATAAAAGTCTGGAAAGTAATTATGAGTTCTTCCATTTTTCTGATACGGTATAGGTGCTGGTCTTGTCCAATTTATATTCAAATAATCTAACCTAATTGCGGTCTCATCTTCCCAACTAGAATCAAACCCGAAAACTCTACCACGTTTATCCATGAAATGATGAGATTTCTTACATTTATATTTTAGTGTTTTCAATTTTTAACCAGGAGTAAATTATGAGTTTTAAACGTGATTCAGAAACAAATCTTTTCGTGCCAACCGCGCACTTTAAGATGCCAAAGCAAGTAAAGCGAACGCTTGCTACAATTTTGGACAAGGATTTGCGCGATCAATGGCGAAATGTGTCTGCACAATCTGTTATGCAAAGTTTTGAGGAAATTACTAAAGCTCAGAAATCCAAAAATAAAGGTTCCTAAGTCTTAAACCATCGCTTACAATTTTATTTGGAGTTTTTAGGGAAATCTCTGAAAACTCTTTTTTAGATCGTACATTTTTTATAGTGATAGTTTTAAAAAATAATAATGCATCATCGACAGTAGTAAATCCAAAATAAGTCAATGATCTGGATATAAACTTTTCTCTTTTGTTCCTTTCGACCTTTTCTATGATTTTTTCCGGGTGTCTATACTTAGAATTTTTCTTCGCAATAGATATTAATAATCTTTGTTCGTCATTTAATTTTCTTCCTTTATCTTTACGAACTTTCTTTTTCATCCCGCGAAAATGGTGATTTCCTGGTGATCTATTCTGTTTAATTTTTAATATAGTTCCTTCTGAAAGTTTAACACCTGTTCTTCTATTAATTGTTGTAATCCTAGCCTTTTCTCGTGCCTCTTCTGTAAATTGACCTGATATCCCATTTTCAGAAACCATGTTAGCCCAATCACGAGATTCTATAATGTTTTGTTGTTCTGAAAATTTTAAAGCAAATTCGTTTAAAATAAAAATGTCTGTGAATAAACAATACCAAAGAGTTTCTATATTTTCTTTACCATATTTTTTATAATTTCTTGTCCAATATTTTCCAGAGCCAAGATACTTCTCAACATCTTGTTGTACGGTTTTTCCAAAATAAAGAAGTCCTGTAACTTTACATCTTTTGATATAAAGAAAAGTTGGTTGGAAATTCTGGATTTGGTTTTCAGTTGGTGCTGCTAAAGCGTACTGAGCATAAATATTGAAGCTGGTCATAAAGACTCCTTAAACTGGGTTGACTAGAGTAGGTGGATGCTGATTACATCGTGACCTACACATATATTTAGTGTTTTTAAATTTTAGCGTGAATGGGCTTAATTGCCCATTTTTTGTTTGTGATAAATATAATATGTCAGAAGTTTTTTGACGGTCACAATTTTAAATAGATGGAGAAAAGTTAATGAGCGATTACAGTTTTAGTCAATACCTAAAAGAAAATAAAAACAAAGACCATTTTGAATTTATTTTGGAAACATATGAGCCATATGAATCATTCCAATTAAACGAAAATATGACTAACTTTGATGTTGGTGCTAAACAACAAAGTATCGGTAATATGAAAAAGGCTATTGAAAAAGGAGTAGATGAACATTATTCAAAATCTCCAGAAGAAAGAAAAAAGGCAGTAGAAGAAGCAAAAGCGCACTTCAAAAATACTGATCTGCGCACAGATGAAGAGAGAAAGTATGGCGAAGATTATAAGAAAAAGCGTGAAGAGCATAATTCTAAGCCAGAAAATAAAAAGAACCAATTGTCCAAGAGTATATTTGAAGAACCATTAATACATAACGGCGAACCAATTACTAGCACAAAGAAACACAAAATGTCCGATGCAGAAAATGCAGGAGATTATGTAATTCCTCGCGGCCCACATAAGGGAATGGGCGCTAATGTTGGTGGTATGAGATTAACCCCTGGGACAGCAAATCTAGGTCATGGCAAAGTTCTAAAAACTTGTCCTGCAGCCACTAGAGGTTGTGAAGGTTCTTCTGGTGAACGTCAAGAATCTGGGGTATTCAAAGATGGTTTGTGTTTGGCTGCAAATAAGGGCATGGACACTACCACAAACTCTAAGCGTGATAAACTAGCCAGAACGAGAGCATATGCGTTGCCAGAGCACCAAAAGCACTCTACTACACTAATTGCAAACGGTATCGAGAAGATGCACAAAAAAGCAGAAAAAGAAAATGCGGTAGCACACATTCGTCAACGCGATGCCTCAGATATCGATGTTATTGGTGGCGTAGTAAAAAAACATTTTGGCAGTCATCCAACTTACATGAATGGAGCTAAAGCTAAAGCCCCTGTCGTTCAGTATGGTTATTCTAAGCACGTTAGACACAATAATGAAGGAACTGCTATAGATGACAACCGTGAATCTGCTTCTGATAATACCGATGACGATAAAAAACATGCACCAAAAGAATACATTTATCGCTCAGATCAAGGACCAGAATTTGGGCATGACGGTAAGCCAATTCATGGCAACCGCGAGAAAAAGAAAGCTACTATTGATCATTTGAACAGTGGCGAAAATGCCCATGCTTATCTAGTAGCTGCTAGAATTCGTGATGCTGTCACTAAAGGGTCAGATTCTGATACTCTGAAGGACGTTCATACGGTCAGATATCACAAATATGATGATAAAGGTGCATATGAGGGCCATGAAGATTATGATGCAGATCGTAACAGCGAGCATGGCGATTTACATATGTATGCACCGACAGCTAAACGCAATACAACTACTGCAGATGGTCGCAAAAAAGGTCGTGTTACTGTTACTGATATTTCAGGTGGAAGTAATGCGGATATTCATGGCAACGAAATGGTTCATCCATTACATGATGTTCAAAATGTACATGACCCAAAACACCCACATCAACATGTAACAGACGATCCTGATCATCCAAGCAAGAAAATTCTTCATGTCGATCCACCTTGGATTCCTAGAAAAAAGGTAATTCCTATCCATCATGTGTCAGAGGCAATTTCTGCTCCAGCTAAATTTAATGCGCCTAAACGACCAAACCCAGTTGACCCAAAATCTGTATATGATCGTGTGGTGGCTAAACAAGCTAAACGCGAAGCAGCAAAGAAAGTCACTGAAGAATATTCGGAAAAGCATCCAAAAATTGATTTACACAATCGGCATTCAGGTGCTTATATTGCATCAACAAATTGGTCGCCAACTGTTAAACATGCGGTCAACGCATATGAAACCAAAAATCCAGATATGAAGGGTCATGTTCGTGGGTATATCTCCGATAAAAAGTGATTCTAGATCGGTCCGTAGACACCATACAGACCGATTAAAAGCCTCTAGGAAAGGCTACTACGGCAACAGCACACAAACCGACAAACAAGCTAACAAAGTGGCACAAACCCCTGCTTTATGCTCTTGTTGGTCATGTGGCAACCCTAGAAAGTTTTTCAGTGAGCTAACGATTCAAGAGAAAAGAATGTTTCAGGATAAGTTGTTGGATTAAAACAACAAAATAAACTTTATTTTCATAAAAGGCTAGGAATTTCGGTTTCTAGCCTTTTTTCGTGGTACAATTCAGTCTTAGCAAACGAACTAGGAAATTCAAAATGGAAATTACAAAATCTTCTTACAAGTTTTACAGCGATGCTGCTCATGGTTGGTTAGCTGTCAAACGTGACGAATTGGTCAAACTGAATTTGGTCAACAAGATTTCTAATTATTCTTATCAACGTGGTTCAACAGTTTACGTGGAACAGCACGGTGACATGCATCTTTTTATTGAAACCAAGAAAGAACTTGGTCAGGTCGTTGTATTGACAGAAGGTAAATTTCAAAACCGTTCGCCAATCCGCAGTTACGATCATTATGTTGGTTGATGCAAAAAAGCAACAAAGAAAAATAAATTTTCAAAAAGTATTGTAAACCTCAAAAAACGTGTTACAATAGAGCCTTAGTAAGTAGTTAGTAGTTTTCAACAAAGCATTTAACAGGAGTTTCCAAATGCAAGTTTCTCAAGTCCTCTCTGGTGTCCGTGGTTCTTCTTTCGTTTCAATCAACACTAAGACCGTTCCGGTTCTCGCTGGTGGTAAGAAAAACCCAATGCAAGGTCGTGTGACTAAGGTGATGGAAGGTGCAAACGGTCAAGTTTTCACCAATACCAATGTGAATGGTTACGAAAACAAGGTTAATCGTCGCCTTACTGCTGAAGGTAAAGAAGCATTTCAATTGAGTCCTCGCGTGTGGGGTTCACGGATTGAAAATACTCCTTTCGTTGAGTACAAAAACAATTTGTATCTCGAAATGATCATGTCCACTTCTGGTAAGATTTCTTACCTGTTGGATGGTAAGCCAATCGCTAAAGCTGATATCATTGGTCTGAAAGACAAAGCTGAAGGTGATCAGGGTGGTTTGGACGAAAAAGTCATTGTCCGTACCTTTGCCGAAGATTCGATCACACAGATCAAGATCAACGGGCAAGTGTTCAACTGAAACAATGTCCGTAATGTCAGTCCTTAACCTAGTTAGTGGCTGATATTACGGACATTAAGACTCAAAAGTATCGTTAACGACTCAAATACTGTACACTAAAAGGAAAATTTTATCATGATGGCAGCACTCTATCCCTCGAAAAAAGACCTGAAAACAAATGTCGGCAAATCTCTGGTCTATCAAGAAACCTCGATGTTTGGTGAAGAATTCAAACGTGATGGTAAATTTTGCGTGGTCGGTCCTTCACCAACTAATCGCAAATGGTTTGCTGAAGTTACCATGAAAGACGGAAAGATTTCAAAAGTTAGTTAAGTTGTTGTTCTCCTGAGTCAAATCAGGGTTGCCCCTAAATAGTTAAAAGCTTTTAGGGGATTTTTCATGGGTGCATTTTTAGAATATCTTGAGGAACATGTTTTGTCGATTGGATTAAATCCAGATCACGAACAACACAGAGAAAAATATCGTGACCAGATTCATGATATGATCAAAAACTCTTATGCATATGCGGGTGGATATGGTGGCATTGAATCTGGGTCAAAAGAAGAATCCGACTCAATTCACAAAGATATTACAAACAGCATTATCAAAGCAACAAAGCGTGGTGATAAAATTACTTCTGTAAATTTGTATAGAAAACAGCACGGTCTTAAATCTATTGCTTCTGCCACTCTTGGTAAAAATCATGGGGTAACACCAGAAGAAAAGACTGCAGCAGTTAAAGATTATATGAAAAATAAAGACGAAGATAATAAACAAAAACGTGCGTGGGGTGAGGTTTCTGGGATTCCATTATCATTGGCTAATAAATTAAATGTACCAAAAGTATCAAATGACAGAGCCGAAGAATTAACTGGCAAGAAAATTATTTCAAAAAATAAAGATGGAGTTTCCTATACAAGAATAATAGGAAACTCGGAGCATGAAAAAGTTATCGTTGGTCATCCTAAATAAAGACATCTTCCATTTTCCAGTCTGTTAAATTTTCAGCAGACTTTCTTTTATTTTTCTTTCTGTAATCTTTTAATACCCAAAAAGAAATTTTATATTTTTCTGATAGAATTTTAAGAGTATCATCTAGATTTCCATTGGAAAACCATTCTAGACCATCTGGAGTTGTTATTTTTACAAGTTTTGCTTTACTATTATTTGACCCTTTGTGACTGCCGTTTCGTTTTCTAGACTCTAGCATTTTTTTCATAATTTCAGACGATTGTGATGGATACATGACACCATATTTTTCCATACACGTTTCCGTAGCTTTTTTAGTATTTGTGTATCCAGAATCTCCATATCTGTCGAGTCTAGTTTGGCATATTTTTTCTTGATTGTTATAAGAATCACTACCATACCTATCAGTCTTAGTAATTTTTATTTTTTCTACGTGAGTTTTTGTAGGTAAAGTCTTTCCATTCATACCACCAACAACTATATTGTAAGTATCTTCTTTTATAATCCAATCATGATCGACAAATATACCTTCTATTTCATATAGACATTCCCGTGTAAACGCACAAAATAAAATTTCTTTTTTAAAGTTTTCTCTTCCGTATTTAATAAAAGCTTGCTTTATAGCATTACCTGATCCTATGTAAGAATCTTGTAAGTCATTGGTAGAGTGGGCACCACGATATTTCTTGCCGTTGATAAGATTTGTGGTTTCGTAGATGATATGAAATTTATATTCATAAATAGTTTTGCTGGTCATATAGACTCCTTAACTTGGGTTGACTAGAGATAGCAGGAATTCTCAGGTTCCGTGGCTATCAGTTATATTTAGTAAAATTTAATTTGTGGTAAAAAACACACAAAAGACACATATAAACAAAAAAGTGATACAATGGAGTTCTCAGAAACTCTTAACAAATTAATCATGCGACATTCAAACACTTTTGTCTACTTTCATGGATATGGGTCGTCCTCAAAGACAGATAAAGTAGACCGAATCAAAAAAATCTATCCGAACGATAAAGTATATGCTTTTGATGCAGACATTGATCCTGATATTGCGATCAAAGAAGTCGGGGATAAGATTTTTGAAAAATTGGTGGACGACCACTCAGAAGGTAAATTGATTTTCATTGGGACAAGCCTTGGTGCATGGTTAGCCAATGAACTATCAAACGAGTATGAGTGTCTTGCTATTTTGATCAATCCATCTTACATGCCAAGAATAACTCTAGGAAATTATGGTGTTCCTGCAAACATTGTAAAAAAATATTCTCCCATGTTACTCACAGACCTGAATCGAAAAAGGTTTTATATTGATCCTCTTGATGACGTCATCAAGCACTCTCATTTACTTTCAATTTTGCCAGAAGAAAATGTTATTCTGACGCCAGGGGTTGGTCATAGGTTCACCGGTCCAGAATTTGAGTCGATGTTGAAAAATATTTTCTGATTTTTGTTGTTTTTTTGCTACTTTAGCAGTTTTCCTCTGTTTTTGCTGTTACAATACATACATCGACAAAACAACTTGAAAGCACAAAATGGCATACGTCTCAAAAGAAACCAAAGCAACCATAGTCTCACTGGTAAAGCCGGTTCTCAAGAAATATGGTATCAAAGCCACATTTTCTGTTCGCAATCGCATGTCTTTGGTCATGTCCATCAAATCTGGTAAGATCGATTTCATCGACAGCTTTGTTCGCACAGCAGGTAAACGGTATCCAGAAAACTTTGATGCGACTCGCGTCGTTAAAGATATAGATGTGAATCCTTACTGGTATCATGAGCATTTTGATGGTATCGCTCTTAAATTTCTCAAAGAAGTGTTTCCGTTGCTGAACACTGGAAATTTCAATCATTCAGATATTCAATCGGATTATTTTAGCGTAGGTTTTTATTTAGACGTAAAAATAGGTAAGTGGGACACTCCTTACGTTCTGGAAGCTTAATAATGGACTACGAACTTAAAAATTCGTTGCAATGGGGTATCATTAAGCCTATGTTGTATTCTGATTTCGCGGTTTACTATGATGAATCTGCGAAATTAAAAATCGATCAACAAGTCGCTACCATGATCGAAAGATTTGACACCTACATTTCAGAAATTTCCAAAGCTGAAGTTATGGAACGCACCAGCCCAAAATATTTTCGTTTGACTGAACTGTTGCATAATTTCAACACCCAACTCCAAGATTGCAAAGAATTATTCTTAATTCGGATGATGACTCGCTGAACCTGTTACAATAGAGACTTCTTACAAACACTCTCAGGATTAAATCATGACCACATTTGTTCTTATCAATGCTTCTGGTAAACTTCTGCGCGAAAATTGTGCCACAAAATGGTATGATACAGAGCGTGGTGCCAAGTCTGCTGCCACCAGAATTTTCAAGAAAACTGGTGTAGAGTGGAAAGCGATCACTAATGACGAATTTGAAATGAACCATAATCCTTTGGTTGAAGTCATTAGCCTCATGTCTGGAAAGCCAGTTATGATTCGTTCTAGCGAAGTTGGTTCTTGTGTGGACCCGTCACGCGGGTCATATTGGTGCCAATAGGATTCGTGGTATAATTCTTTTCTTATCAATTTTATTTAAATTTTCATCATGGCTACAATTTCTCAAACTCGCACCGTTACCTCTCAACAACTGAAAAAAGCACTTCGCGTTGCTATTAAAATCAAGCGTCCAGCTATGATTCTCGGAGCGCCTGGAATTGGTAAGTCCGATGTTGTTCAGCAACTTTGTGACGAAATGGGTGGTAAGCTGTATGACGTTCGCCTCGGACTTTGTGACATTTCCGACATAAAAGGACTCCCATATCTCGATAAAGACTCAAAAACAATGATGTTTGCTCCGCCTGTTGATCTTCCAACAGCAGAAGATGCTGCAAAATATCCAGTTGTTTTCTTGTTTCTTGATGAACTGAATTCTGCTCCACCAAGCGTCCAAGGTGCCGCATATTCGCTTATTCTTAATCGTCGGGTTGGTCAATATATGCTGCCTGACAATGTTGTAATTGTTGCTGCTGGTAATCGTGACAATGATCGTGGTGTTACTTACAAAACACCAAAACCACTTTCAAACCGTTTGCTCAATTTTGAAATGCGTGTCGATTTTGACTCGTGGTACGAATATGCACTTGAGAAGAAGTTGAATTCTAGTGTTGTCGGTTTCTTGGATTTCTCAAAATCCAGCCTCAATGATTTTGACCCAATGAGTCCAGAGCGATCATTTGCTACACCACGTTCATGGGAGTTTGTTTCTCAAATTCTCAGCGATGATTCAATTGATACTGAAACTGTCATGGAATTGGTAGCATCAAGCGTCGGTTCTGGTATGGCATTGAAATTCATGTCACACCGCAAGATGGCATCCAAGTTGCCAGCACCAGAAGATATTTTGTCTGGTAAAATCACTGAGTTGACTACCAAAGAAATTTCAGTCACATACACTCTTATTGCAGAACTGAATTATGTTCTGAAAGATAGGTGGGCAAAGCTTGGTGGTACTAAAAATGAAGACAAGTGGCATGAAGCAGCCGATTTTGCTCTTGGCTTCGCTATGAAAAACTTCTCGACTGAGATTCAAGTTCTGTTTTTGCGCAACGCAATGCAAAAATTTAATCTGCCGTTTACTCCTAAGAAATTGACAAATTTCAAAGAGTATTATGAAAAGGTTGGTAAGCTGATTATCAAATCTGTTTCTTAAAAGAGACAATGCCACCAAAACCTAGAACAACATCGAGTCTTCTACACGAAAGCATGGTAGAATCTCAGATGTGGTCAAATATTAGAAGAAAAGCAGTTTCTGATCAGGCGTTGAAAGATATGCTTGATCAGGTTAAGATGTATTACCTTCTTAAATATGATCGTGGTGACTACGCTAAATTAAGAGAGCAAAATGACTGAATCTACTTCATTCCATTATCATAAACTCAAACAAATATCCTGCGAATATCGATCCTTCTTTTTTTGCGATATTTTTTGAAAGTACGTCTGGACGTTTACCTTTTCCGTCATATGTCCATGTAGACTTAACCTCTATTATTTTATTTAAAGATTTTATTAACATATCTGGATGATACACATGCCATTTATCATCACCAAAACCATCTGAAGATGACCAAAAATATTTAATCGATGGTCTGTTTATTAAAATTATGTCATCCTCGATAACCCCATTGCTCAGTAAAAAGTCTAACGCTTTAGGCTCATATCCTTGTACATTATAAGTTTTACCAGATGGAAAAGTATATTTTTTGTTGGTTCTCCTATGAGACATTATTTTATCATGTATATCAGGAACTTGACTAGAGTAGCCAATGCCATATTTATCAATCATTCCTTGTGTAGTAACTCTTATTCCATTATCACCAATTATATTTGAAGCATTATAAACACCGTATTTTAAAAATATAGAATCGGTAGAACGACATCTGACTTCTTCTGATTGCATAGGATGTTCTACTTGATGATTATGCAGGCAAGTTTCGATTTTCTTATCTTTAACCCAATCTAATTTACTAGGATTATCCGCTCCATATTTTTCACTCATAGTATTTTTACATTTTGTAATACCATTTTCTCCTACAATAGTAACACAATACGGAGTCCCATATATTTTTTCTGCAGTTACTTCATACTTTCTTCTTCCATCCGAATCTCTAATGTCACATGTATTATATACTCCATAATTTTTAAATAGACTTTCTTTACATTTTAATATATTAGGGGCGTAATTTTTAGAACATTTTATGCTACAACATTCTTTAAACCTATTTAATTTATGATAAAATTCTGTGCATTCTTCACCACAGACTAAACAATATTTTTTGGCATAATCACAATTATCTATTCTATATACAATTTCTTGAGTTAAAATCGGTGGCTTCACAATACCATTGCGAATCAAAATTTTATTTATATACTTTACCGATGCTTTATGAATTTTATATAAGTCAGAAATTTCTTTTTTATCATCAGACGATAAAAAAGATAAGTTGATTAAAAATTCTTGATAAATAGTTTCGCTGGTCATATAGACTCCTTAACCTGGGTTGACTAGAGTCACTGGGTTTTATCAGAACCGCGAGTGACATTTTTGTTGACGCACCAGAATTTTTATGGTACAATACTATTTAGGGTTTTAGAATTTTCACTTAAATCAAACATATGAATCAAAACAACCAAGCGTTAGAAAGCCTAGTAGTCTCTAGGATTTCACTTTTAATGAAATTTCCTTTTTTTGGAAATTTAGCAACTAGACTTATTTTGGTTCCATCGACAGAAATAAAAACAGCAGCAACAGATGGTAGATCAATTCTTTTCAATGCTAATTTCATCAATTCACTAAAAAAAGATGAAATTAGTTTTGTAATTTTACATGAAGTTTTGCATTGTGTTTTAGAACATGTCGGGGTAGATTCTAGATTGATGGGTAGAGAACCTAAGCTTTGGAACATATCAACGGATATGGTAATAAATTTAATGTTAGTAGAACAAGGATTGAGTCTACCGACCACTGTGCCATGCCTGTATGACAAAAAATACACCAATTGGGCAACCGAAGCAATTTATGATGACCTGATGCAAAAGTCAGATGGTGAACAAGAAAAATTAGCCGGTCAAGTTTTGGACGAACACCTTGAAGACTCGGATGAAGGCGGTCCAGAAGGCACACAGATGACACCAGAACAGCGGCAGGCACTAAAAGACGATATTCGTGAGGCGATGATATCTGCTGCTCAGTCGTGTGATCCTAGCTCGATTCCAGCAGGTTTAAAACGTCTTATTTCTGAATTCACAGAACCAAAAATAGATTGGCGCGAACTGATTCAACAGCAAATCGAATCTCAAGTAAAATTCGACTTTACTTATTCAAAGCCAAGTCGCAGGGGCGGCGGTATGGACGTTATTCTACCATCGACCAAAAAAGAGCCAGCCATTGAATGCACAATTGCCATTGATACGTCTGGCTCAATCACTGACAAAATGGTCAAAGAATTTCTCAGCGAAGTGAATGGTATTATGGGAATGTACACATCGTTCAAAGTTGCCGTAATGTGTTGGGATACTCAAGTCTATTCATATCAAGAATTTGATGAAAATAGCTCTGATGATTTGCTGTCTTATGAAATTGAAGGTGGTGGCGGTACAGATATTTCATGCGTCTTCAAATATTTTGAAGAAAATGAAATTACGCCAAAACAGCTTATTGTTTTCACTGACATGGAGCTTTTTGGTGGTTGGGGTGATTCTACTTTATGTGATACAATTTGGTTAGCAAAAGACTCAAATAAAATCGCACCTTATGGGATTACTATCAAGTTTGAATAATGATAGTTCCTCTTACTATTAAGTGTGTGGAAAATGTGTGTGATAAATACCAAAATCATCCAGACGGAGTTTTACCTGCACTGATAAAAGAATTTGGGTGTCATATTGAAATCCGAAAAATCGAACCAAGAGAATCAGTGGAGTTGGATTTTTGGGAAGATGATAAAGCAATTTTATTTACACTAAAATACATGGGATAATTAATTTATATGAAAGGCGTGTTATGATTTTAATGGACGTAGTTATTATTGGTTCTGCAGTAGTTTATGCACTGTGGATGTGGTCTGTATTCGTTAAAGCCAAGAAAGAATCTGAAAATGAAAGTTAAATTAGTCGGGTACACTCAGCCAAGTGAGGAATTTAAAAATGATTTTTCTACGGTTAAAGACTTGGTTGCATTTTGTGCTAGGGTTTCAAATCCAAGTAATCAGTTTAATACTACAACATCAGATAAACTTATTGGGTATCTGATTAAACATAAGCACTGGAGTCCATTAGAAATGGCTTCAGCGACTGTAGAAATTGAAACAACTAGAGATATTGCTAGGCAGTTGCTGCGTCATCGAAGTTTTTCATTCCAAGAATTTAGTCAAAGATATGCAGACCCTACTAAAGATTTGGATTTTGAATATCGTGATGCTAGATTACAAGATTTAAAGAATCGGCAAAATTCTATTGTTACCGATGATATTGTTTTGGACAAAGAATGGAAAGAAAAACAAAAAGAAATTTTGGATTTAGTAAAATCTAATTATCAATGGGCCATTGATAATGGAATTGCAAAAGAACAGGCTAGAGCTATTTTGCCAGAAGGTATGACAAAATCTAGGCTTTATGTGTCTGGTACAATCAGGTCATATATTCACTATATAGAAGTAAGAACCGATGAATCTACTCAGTTAGAGCATCGTGAATTAGCAGTTGCTGTCGCCGCTGCTATTAATAAAATTTTTTCGATAGGTACTAATTAGTAGGCAAATCGTCAATCATTGCATACCAACCAATATATTTTCTAAATCTGTTTAATATGAAAGAATTTTTTTCTGTATAAATTCTTTCTCCATTATTTTTATAGGAAGCTTTTAATGCATTTGCTGGCAAATCATATAATGTACAGGTTTTTGTAAAATTGCCTATACATGTATGCACCACATTATTACAATTATCGTAAATTAATATACCTTTTGCCTTACAAGAATTTGCTCCCGAGTTTTTCCCAATAAGAGAAATTGATATTTTTTTCTTCGTTTCTTCTGATCTAGGAACATTTTTATGTAAATTTAAAAGTTTTATTTTTAAATCTTCTGGCATTGTGCGCCCAAGACTATTCTTATTGCCAAGTTTACTTTTAGCCATTTTTTGTCGTGTTTGTAAAGAAACGATAACTGTTTTACCTGATGTGCCTTCACCCCCGTCTGTAAAATTGTGTAATATTCCGCTTTTAATATCAAACCTACCCCACCAATTTATCAACCTCCTTTCTAATGCAATTGAACCTAGTTCTGTCAGATTCTTTTCTATGATAATAATATTAAATTTATTTTTTGGTATTGGTAAATTACCGTGGTTATTCCAAGCACGGTAACCAGTACCCTTACCTATATAATATGGAGTTCCTGCTTTAGCAGTTTTTGAGTCTTTTGAACGAATGTAAGCATAAACGTAAAACCTTAATGGATTTGTTTTGTCTTTACTTTGGTTAACTAAATATTGTTTAATGCTGTGCATAATAGCCTTTCGTTGGGTTGCATAGAGTCATTGGGTTTGTCGAGAACCGCGAGTGACATTTTTGTTGACGTACCAGAATTTTCGTGGTACAATTATATTTATGGTTTTTAATTCTTTGATTTTTAACATGGCAATTATTATGCTAAAGCTTTGGGTAAAAAATCGTCAATTAATTTCAAAAATTTTCAAAATCGCGTAAAACTGCGTTATAATTCAGTCTGATCCAAAACAAACCCTAAAGGAATTTATCATGTCTAAGCTCTATGCCGTTGTTTATGAAACTGCTTACTCTTCCAAGACTCTTATGGTCGGTACTCGTAAAGAGTGCGAGTCGTTCATGAGCGAAAATTCTTTCTATGCTGATTTCGCTTTCATCCAAGAACTTGAAGAAGAGTATGCATGAGTAATCTGGAACCTGGTTGTCTAGCAAGAATTATTAATTCTACCAATGGAACGCAGGGAGCGAGTGTTGGTAAAATTGTCCAATGTCTAAATATTATTGGTCAACATTCACTATATGGTACTATCTGGGAAGTGTCCTCAAAAGATACTTTGGTTTCAGAATATGGTGGAGTTGGTAACAAGGTTCATGTTCCTGCAAAATGGCTAAAGAAAATTGAGCCGGGGGAACTTGATAAGAAAACCGAGAAAAAACTCGAATTGACACATTGATATTTAAAAAAGGAAAAATAAATAATGTCTTCTGACCGCGAAATTCGCACTCATGGTGGTAAAGGGTCTTCACCACGTAAGCAAGCAAACTATGCAGCATTTGCTGAAAACTACGATAAAATCTTTGAAAAGAAAAAAGATAAAAAGCGAGATAAAGTCGTGGCAAGGCTTGAAAAAGAAGCAGAAGCTTTAGACTTTTCCTTTGATGACTACACCTACGAACCATGAAAATGATGATCTAGAAGAATGGGAAAGGCTTTTACTTAAAAAGCTAAAAGCCATATACCGAAAATTGCCTCCAATTAAGTGTTGCAAAAACAACAACTGCAATTGCGAGGCTTTACTTTTTGATGTTAATCATGATGTGATTCATACGAAGTATGATATAATTGAGACTTCAACGAAAGATCAAAAATGAACTTCTATATTGTTTACCTGTTAGCTGGAAAAGTTGTTGACGTGTGCGTCTATGATGATGAGTTTGTGCGTGATCAAATTTTCAATATGGAGTCTCCCAGTAGCTTTTACAAGTTTGATGATATCCAAAAGTTCAATCAAATCTAGGATTTAAAATGTTTACAATGAATGAAGTGATTGAAGCCATTAAAGACAAGCCAGAATTTGTTCTGCGGTTGAAGGATGGTTATTGGAATGTCGATTACAATGTAGAATTTGAAACTACATTCCAAGGTCGGACTGAACGCGAAACAGAAATTCTTCTGAATTGCCGTGGCACTTGTTTTGACTTAGATGGAAATATTTCTAGGTTGATGTATCGTAAGTTCAAAAATCTCGGACAAGGTTTCGGGTATCAAGCTGAAGATTTTGACTTCTCAAAGCCTCATCGAATTGAAGAAAAACTTGATGGAAGTTTAATTGCTCCTATTTTGATAACACAAAACGAATGGGTGCTTGGTACGAGGGCTGGAGCCACTGATGTCAGTAAGAAAGCCGATAATTACCTAGAAAATCTAAAGGTGTACAACACGAAAAAATGGCTACAATATGTAGACTTTATCCAAGTGTGTGCTTTTCTTGGTTACACTCCAATGTTTGAATATATTGGTCGAGACAACCGAATCGTTATCGATTATCCAGAATCTAAGTTGATTCTTCATGGTGTTCGCAACATGAAGAATGGTGAAATGATTTATGATTTGGAATCGTTCGTTTATCCATTTACTGAAATTGACTTGGTTAAAGTAGTCATTGATGAAAACACTCCTATGAATGAAATGGTATCCGCAGTTCAGCAATGGGACGGTGGTAAAGAAGGTGTAGTTGTAAAATTTGAAGATGGTCGATATTTCAAACAAAAAGGAATTGAGTACATCAAATTTCATTCTGCTATATCATCTATAGCACAAGAAAAACATCTTCTGAAATTAATTCTAGAAAACACTCTAGATGACGTTATACCATTGCTACAAAAAGATCGTCAAGAATCTGTTTTAAAATATTCGGATTCGGTCAATCATTTTCTGTCTCTACACAATACTCGATTGCAGTTTGAATATGCTTCTGCTGTTGCAAAGTGTGGTAAGAATCGCAAAGAATTTGCCGAAATAGCCAAAGAAATTCCAATATACACAATGGGAATGTTTAAACTTTTCGATGGTAAGGATTTTTCGTTTGCTGAATTTGCGTTGAAAAAATGTGGGTCGTCTACCGATGTAGAATCTGTTCGTTGGTTGATCGGGCCAAGCATAGAAACATTCCAATAATGATAAAAAAATCATTGGATAGAATGTATTCTCTACAGCAGAATAATCTAAAACATTACATCAGAATCATCGATCATTTTGTTGCTTGTATTAAAAGGCAAGGTAAAGGGTGTAATGTAAAAGATCATGGTGCGGCATATTACAACAACAATGATAAATCATTTGACCCATTTGGTATGACGTTGGGGTTTGAGGCTATCAGAAAACATTATGGTCTGATATCTGCAGAAGAGCAGAAGCCTCTGATCCAAAAAATGTCAAGGAAATTTAAAGTAAACTGTGAGACTGATAAAGAATATTCCTCTTTTGTTATATTCTTGCAAGAGTTGCAAGATATTCACGATTTCTCGTTTGACCAATACTACAGTGTCGATGGTGACAGGATGCTAAATTATTTTAATAAAATGAAGGAAATTAAGGAAAAATGTACAAATTTACTGGATACACAATAAAAGTAGGTGGCGACTCAACTAACATTTTTGCCAAATCAAAAAGTGCGGTTATTGAGATTGCTAATCAAAATAATCTTCAGACGTATGATATAATTCAGTTGTTCAGGTTTGAGCAACAGGCTTACGTTGAGCCTAAAATTAACACAGAGGAAAATAATGAAACTAATTCGCAAATCGGTATTTGAGACAAACTCGTCATCTACTCATTCTATTTCTGTCGGAAATTCTGATGTGTTTGATGGTATAACACCAGACTATACGAATAAGATTGAACTGGAGCCTATGGAATTTGGTTGGGGCGAAGAACATTTTCAAGATGTTGAATCTAGGCTTGCTTATGTGTATCTCTACATCAGAGATTGGACAGGCCAAGTTGAAAAAATTATGTTCAAAGAAATGTTTGATCAAGTTGTAAAAGCGCATACTGGAGCAGATGAAATTACAATGATATCTCGCGGAGAATATGATAGAGGATATATTGACCACCAATCGGTTGAAGATGCAAATTTACATTTTCTGTTTTCTGATCCAGCCACTTTAAAATCATTTTTATTCGATTCCTCGTCTTGGGTAAAAACGGATAACGACAACCACTAAAATCATGCTGAATTTTCCATACAACTATGAAAATGGCAATGCCAAAATTTATATCGCTTCTGATGGCACAAGAGAAATCGAGTGTGATGGCGATCTAAAATTAGACTACCCATTGAACATTGATGTTAGGCTGTCTCGTAGATGCTCTTATGGGATGAATCCAAATGGAAAATCAGTATGCGATTTTTGCCACGAATCTGCGACAACAGATGGAAAAGATGCCACGTTAGCTGATATTAGGACTGCCTTAGATTATTTTGATGATCTGCCAAGAGGCACAGAAATTGCCGTTGGCATAAACCAATTCACAGACGCTACAGAGTATTTTTTGAATTCGTGTCATGCCTCAGAATTTATTGTTAATGCTACTGTGAATCAAGGGCATGTTAGAAAGAATTTGGATGTCATACGTTGTCATATTTCAAAAGGAACTATCAACGGGTTAGGAATTTCTTATCGCGCACATGCACAAGACATTCCAGACGAATTGTTGGAATATAAAAATATGGTAGTGCATGTCATTGCTGGCATTGACTCCATTGATGAAATTAAAGAATTGGCAGCAAAAGGGGTTAAGAAACTTTTGGTCCTTGGTGAAAAAGATTTTGGGTTTAATTTCGGTAAAGTTAAGTTAGTGTCAGAATCACATAGAGATTGGTACAAACGGGTTCATGAAATTTTCAAGCTATTTGATGTAGTTTCATTTGACAATTTAGCTCTTGAGCAACTGAACATTAAAAGGTTTGTTAAAGATTGGGACACAATGTACCAGCATGAGTTTTCTTTTTATGTCAACATAGTGGACGGAACATTTTCACCTTCATCTAGGTCTAACGATGTTGTTTCTATGATGAATATCAAAGAATATTTCCAAAATCATATCTGTGTGCGATGAATATCATGTGAAGCATGATATAATTGAGACTTCAAATAAACGAGGATTAAATGATGATTAAATTTGGATCGATTGAGCAATTTAGGTCAACGATTAAAGCAGTAGAAGCTCGCACTCGATGGGCCGGCGTTGATGAAAACGGTGATGCTATTTTTGATAGAACTCGTGTCCTACCGACATTAGCTTACAAAGGTACAGTTAAGCTGCATGGTACTAATGCAAGTTTTGTTTATGACGTTGCCACAGACACAATTTCGTATCAGTCACGTGAGCGAGTTTTGTCACTTACGCAGGACAACGCAGGGTTTATGTTGTTCATGATGCAACACGAACCAAAACTGAAAGAAATTGCCAAAACATTTTTGGGGGGTGCGACAGTAGATAAAGTTGTTGTCTATGGTGAGTGGTGCGGTGGGTCAATTCAAAAGGGTGTCGCTATCAGCGGATTGCCAAAAATGTTTGTTATCTTTGCTTGTAAGCTTCGTGATGGAGTCGATACAGAAGATGATGTAAGCGGTTCATGGGTTTCGGTTGAAAACTTTGTTAATAATGTTGATCACGACATTAACATCTACAACATTCACGAATTTCAAACATTCACTCTAGATATTGACTTTGAAAATCCACACGAAGCTCAAAACAAAATGATTGCTATTACTGAACAGGTTGAAACAGAATGTCCAGTAGGAAAACATTTCGGTCGAGTTTTTGGTACATATAATTCTACGGGTGAAGGTGTCGTTTGGAAACCTGTTGATCCTACATGGTCATCACAAAAATACATGTTCAAGGTGAAGGGTTGTCTGCACAGCGCATCTAGAGTTAAAACACTTGCTGCCGTTGATGTTGATGCTATCAATTCTCTGAAAGAGTTTGTCGAGTCTACAGTAACAGAAAATCGAATGGAGCAAATGTTAGATGTAATGCAACGCGAAAAAATGCTTACGTTTGATATGAAAAACCTCGGAGAGTTTATTCGGTTGGTTTACAATGATGTGGTTAAAGAAGAATCTGACACTATCATTGAAAATCAGTTTGATCCTAAAAAGTTGGGCGGTCCTATTGCTGATGTTGCTAGGAAATGGTACATTACAAAGTACAATGCGCAGTGAGTTATACTGAAGTTTAAAAAAGTTAGTATAACTATGAACAAAATTCACACCCAAAGATTTGAAGCAGCAAAGGCGCTGTTTCAAAAACTTATTGACATTCCAGACGATTATAGAATTTTTTATTGTGGCGATATCATACAAAAAAGTTCTATCAAAATAACCGACAAGACAATCTTGGTCTGGATTAATGCTAATTGTATGGAAACATGGTTTGAATATGATCCAAGTTGGGATCATGGTGTTTACTCTACAATAAAAGAGTATGAAAAGCTCGTTAGAGATTCGTTTAAAGTTGTAAAATTTATGGAGAACTGGTGAAATATAAAATTGTAGAAGTTGGTGATAAATTTCAGCTTCATTTTTTAAAAACTTACGGTGATAGCGTTAGGTGGGTTCCTCTTAGTAACATATATACCGGGATGAAAAAAGATATAAGAACATTTGATAGCGCAGAAGATGCAAGAGCATATTTGCCTATGATGAAAATGGCCAGAACATCTTTAAAAAAATATAGACTATCTAAAATCTAAAATGCGACCTGTGAAATTTGAACTTACTACATATAGAAAAAATCGACGTAAATCTGTCTGGTGTATAAAAGTCCGCGGTAGTCCTAGCCAAGGGTTTTACAATTTTGCTGTTGATGATTTTCTTGACCCGCACAAAAATAAAAGATTTTTTATCGGTGGGACAACAGCTTATAGATATTCCAACAAAACACTTGCCGAAGAAGCACTTTTATGTGCTATAATACGGTTTTGCTAATCAACCAAGGTACAACAAATGTCAGTTTACTCAATCATCCAAGAACTCGCTGCTACACGGTCATCGAATGACAAGAAAGCTATTTTGCAACGCGAAGTAGCTAATGAAGATTTGAAAACATTTTTCAGACTTGCTTTGTCAAATCAAATCATGTTTTATCAAAAGAAGCCAATTTCATCAACTCACAAAGTTGTTGGTTTTAATCTTGGTGAAGCAATGCTGCGACTTGAAGAAAATATTGCTGGTAGAATGATCACAGGAAATTCTGCTCGTGCTTACATTGAAGATTTGTTTAATTGGGTATCAGTTGAAGATGAATTTGTTCTGAAACTCATCCTCCAAAAGAAATCTGGGTGCGATATTGGTGCTGCTGTCGTTAATAAAATTTGGGCTAAGTTGATTCCAGAATTTCCTTGTTTGCTTGCTACGAATTGGGATGACAAACTTGGTGAAAAGTTGTTTAAATCATCAGACATTATCTACTCACAAAAAAAGTCAGATGGTTTGCGCTGTTCAATCATCATTGACGAAGATGGAAACGTGTCAGCGTACACTCGCGCTGGTAATGAATTAAATTTGTTTGGTGTTTTTGACGGTCTAGGTCAATTTACAAAAAGTGTTGTTATTGATGGCGAACTTCTTACTACTGACAAAACTACAGGAAAATTTAATTCTCGTCAAGTAAGCAATGGTATTTGCTCAAAAGCTATTCATGGAACAATGTCTAAAGCAGAGTCTGAACAGCTGCATATGACAGCTTGGGATATCATACCTCTTAAAGACTTTAAAGAAGAAAAATCAAACCTGCATTACTCAACTCGTTGGTATGATTTGCAACAGTTGCTTACGAATAATAAATCTATAAATTCTATTATTTCTTTGATCGATACTAAAATTGTTAAAACGATTGAAGAAGCCCAAGAGCATTATCAACAAATGCAAGCTGCTGGTGAAGAGGGGACTGTAGTAAAATCTGCTGTTATGTTGTGGGAGTCGAGGCGGTCTAAGTTGCAGTTAAAATGCAAGTCAGAATTGATCTGTGAATTAAAAGTCACTGGATGGTTGCCAGGAAAAGGTGAGTTTGAAGGTAATCTTGGTGCGCTAACAATGTCATCTTCTGATGGTAAAGTAGTGGTCAACATTTCTGGATTTTCTGTCAAACTAAGGACTGAGATTTTTGCGAATTTGACAAATAAACCTGCGAGTTATGACATGGTAGTGGATGGAAATTTGAAAACATTCATTGTCAATCCAGCAGATACAGATATTGATATTGGGGCAATCGTGTCAGTAAAATACAACGCAAAAATCAAAGATCGCAATTCTGATGTGTGGTCGTTGTTTTTGCCACGATTTGAATGTTCACGTATGGACAAATTGACAGCTAATTCTTTTGACGAAATCAAATGAACATTAACACTGGAAGAGCAGATGCTATCTGCGATATCGATAAAATAGAGAAAAAATATAAAGCTACTTGGGTAGGTCAGTTATCTCTTAAAACAACATCAGGTAATTGGACCACTGACAATTGCGGTGACGTTTACTATCAAGAATATCCTCTACATGATGGATTTTCAAAATATTTTGCTCTTGTTATTCAGCAAGGCGATTTGTTTATTACATCTGGGGCTTCTGCTGTTGAAGGCATTATAACGGCAGTAGAAGCTGATGATGGCGAAATCATATACTCAAGGTACACTCACGACTATCGATGCTCTCAAGACGATTCTGTTTTTATAGATGGTGGAAGATCGTATGTAAGAACAGGTGTTGGGTATAAACTACACCATCTAAAAATAGTTGACGGTAAGTTTGTGAAGTGTGATACAATTCAGTCTTAGGTTAAATGAAACAACAAACTTAGGACTGAAATGCTTACACCACTGACCACTCAAGAACAAGCCCTCATTGTCAAAAACGTAGTGTCTGCTTGCAAAAACATTGACCGACTCAATGGAACTGGTTATAAATTTATCAATCTTGCATGTGGGTTTATTGCTCACTACAATCTTGGTGGTTTCAAAGATTTTTATTCAAGGTATTCTCTGAAAGCTGATATTCGTCGCCATGCTAAATCAAATATGTGGGACAATTTCAGGGTCGGTGAACAAAATTATGAGTATTACATGACCAAAAAAGCGGTTTATAAAGCAATTCTCGAAAAACTTTAAAAGGAAATATTATGATTAAGTGGAATCAAAAAGTAAAAGATATTGTAGCTCAAAATGATCGTATGAACGATTTCTACAACACTGGTATGGTCCAAAAGGCAAGTGTGGAAGATTTTGTTGAGGATATCGTTACTATGTGTGCTCAAGTGGCAAATGATGCTGGTCTTTCTCGGATTCCTGCTAGTGAATATCCTAACTTGATCATGGAAGAATTCGGATTTTCTAAATCTAAAAAGTGAGAGTTAATCATGGTTTCTTTTGAATTTATCGGTTGGTGTAATGAAGGCGAAGGCAATCACGATAAAATTTGGTGCAATTTTAAAGTAGAAAATACTTGGTATTGTGCTTGGGGTCGTCGTGGTGCCAAATTGTCATTCAAAAAACATCCAAGTTTCCATTCGGTGAGTAAAGTTCAACGGTCTAAGGAAAATCGATACAAACCAGTTGATCAATTTTTGATGTTTAGTATTTTCCCCACATTTGAAGAAGATTTGGAGCAGACATTAGTTATGTCTACTCTTGCAGGTAAAGTCAAGTGAATCTGACCGATTATCAAGCCTTCTATAACGCAAGAGAAAGCATAAATTTAGATGAAATTAATTTATTTTTTTGATGTGTCTACGATATCATCATAATCATAAATTGTCAGAATTTTGTTATGCTTCAGCATATTCTTAGCAACAATATGTAAATCCAAATCAGATTTTGCGTCTTCTCTGGAATATTCAAACAATCTTATTAAAAGAGGAATATCTAAAGTCACGGTATCTTCTTTTTTATTTGTATATTTTTCTATTAGATTAGATATATGCATATTTTACCCCTATATTTTTAATATTTATAACGGAGACTTAACATGAGTGGTGGAGAATTTAATTACTCACAATGCAGAATAACAGAAATTGCTTATGACATTGAGCAAATGTTTGAAACCGAATATTTCAAAAGCTTAGAACCAGAGACTCAACAAGAGTTTAGGAATGGTGTTTATATACTCAAGAAGGCATTTATTTACGCTCAGAGGATCGATTGGTTAGTCTCGGGTGATGATGGTGAGGACACCTTTCATTGTCGCATAGCGGAAGATTTGGACTATCTAAATAAGAATGAAAAATGTAATGTTTGTTGTAGCAAAGTCACAAAAGAAAAATGTGACAATTGCGGAATACCTAATTTAATGAAAATAGAGGAACCAGAAAATGGAAAAAGCTGATCGGCAATATCTAACCCTAGTGTTTAAAGACCCTCCAAAAGAGTTGATTTCTGAACTAACACACAAAGAAGGCTGCGTCTTCATGTCGTGGTCACATGTACCAAATGAGCTATCTAAGCTAGTTCAACAAAATAAAAATACAGCAAAATAATACGTTGTATTTTTACAAAAATCCGGGATAATCACAAGTTGTCTCGGATTTTCAATTTAAAACATGATACAATATAGGCTAAGTTAAACAACACACTGAAACAAAATGAAACTTGCTGATCTTAATGAAACACAAAAAGACAACCTGTTTGCTACATATTACACAGAAAAAATTTGCTTGTTTTGCAAGCAAGCTTTCGGTTCAGTATTTGTTGGTTCGTATACAACCGAAAAAGATTTGGAAAAAGATTTGAATCTTTTTGATATCACCGAAGTAACAATAATTGGAGCAAAATGACAGAATATATTCGCAAAATGGCTTCGATCCAGATGGTCGAAGAAGTTAAATTGATACCAGAAGCAGACAAGATTTGTGCTTATGTGATTCAAGGGTACAATGTTATCGACCAAATTGGAAAATACTTGGTCGGCGATAAAGTAATTTTCGTTCAGCCAGATTCATTTGTGCCAAGCACTCTAACACCATTTTTGACAAAGCCAGGAAAATTCCCAAAGACTTTCAATGGTGTTGAGGGTGAGAAAATTAAAACCATCAAGTTGCGTGGTGTATATTCCCAAGGTTTGATTCTACCTATTTCGGTATGTGATTTTATTGAATCTGAATTGTTTGTTGGTCTTGATGTTTCATATCCACTTGGGATTGAAAAATGGGAACCGCCACCAGAATTTACTTCTGCTGATGCTAAAGGTCTATTTCCTGATTTTATTCGCAAGACTGACCAAGAACGGATAAACAGTTTTTTCAAAGATCACTCACATCTGTTTGAAACAGAAACATGGATAATGGAAGAAAAATGTGAAGGTTCCTCAATCACAGTTTACTATTATCAAGGCGACTTTGGGGTGGCGTCAAGAAATTTAAGCTTACGGCGTTCTGACGAAAACACGTATTGGAAAACTGCCCTTGAGTATGATCTAGAAAATAAACTCACAGAATTGGGCAAGAATATTGCTATACAATTTGAATTGGTTGGGCCAAAAATTTCAGGGAATATCTATAAGCTAGATAAGTTTTATATGTTTGCTTTTGATGTTTTTGATATCGATAAGCAAGAATATTTAAACCCTTCTGATCGTAGGGAATTGACAAAAAAATTAGGATTGACAGATGCGCCTGTGCTACAATCGAGACTGTCGCTAAAAGGAAAGTCTCTAGAAGACATTCTAGAAATGGCCGATGGTCAATCAGTTCTAGGTACAATAGGATGTTTGCGAGAAGGTCTGGTATTCAAAGCGCATTCTGATAAGCGCATTAGCTTTAAATCAGTTTCACGTAAATATCTAGCAAAACAAGATTCAAAGGATTAAAAATGACAGTATGGGTTTCAGGTGATATTCATTTCAATCACCGCAATATCGCTAAGTATTGCCCAAATAGGCAAACTAAATCATATAAAGGTGAGCCTACAGACGAATCGATTCAAGAAATGAACGAATTGATTATTTCAAATTGGAATTCGGCGGTAGATCAAAATGATGAAGTTTATATTTTGGGTGATGTTTGCCTTGGTATCATTGCTAACAGCATCAAATATATCCCACGACTCAATGGTAAGAAGCATCTTATCAAAGGAAATCACGACAAGACTTTAGTTAAATATATACGTGAAGGCGAAAGTGTTCCTGCTGTCAATGATCTATTTGAATCGGTTCATGATCTGTGGCAATTGCATTATCGTCACAAGGAAAAGAAGATAAAGGTGTTTATGTGCCATTACCCAATGCTACACTGGCCCTCAGACTGCGAATTTGCACTGAATGGGCATACACACCTACCACCAGATAAATGCTTGTATAGCGAGTTTAAACAAATGGACGTTTCTTTGGATGGGAATTATTTGTTTCCACGAAAGTTAGATGACGTTTTAGGTCTACTTTCAAATAAAAAGTCTCAGGGAGATCACCACAAGTAAAATTGTGGTGTGTTATCCCAAAAACGTGATATAATTTAGTTTATGAACAAAAAGGAATTTATGTACTATATTTTTCGTGATCTGCTTTTTTACGTCGTCTTAGGGATGATTGTTATGAACCTTCTTTTTATTGTGAGCCAATGATTAAAGTTTAAAGTTTCTCTTTGGTATATTAATATTGCCAAGTTTAACCCATTCTTTCCTAGTTTTCATTTTCTCAGATACGACTAGATCATCATGTGGATACATGAGCTTTTCAACTCCAGACTCAGAATAAACTCTAATTCTTCCAGCGTTTATTCTTCTATATAAAGATTTATTATTATTATATTCTTCCATAGATATATTAATAGTTTCATTTGAATTATTATATACAGTTATACCTATACCGCAATTATTATTTATAAGATTTTTTAGTTTTATTATAGGATCGGATATATCTAGATAATATTTATTTCCTTCAGAATCTTTAAATGTTGATTTATTTGTACATGCTGAGAATAATTCCCCTGATAATATTCTTGGATCGGATATATCTACATGATATTTATTTCCGTCCTTATCTACCATATTACATTTATTTTTTGTTACTCCCACCCAATCATTATTATTTTTGTCATTGAATTCTGATAATGGAATCATTTTTCTAATTCCATTTTTATTAATAGAAGATACCATATTACGAGACATATGGACAAGTTCTCCAGTTTGCAGACGCTCATCTGATACGTCTACTTGGAATATTTTTTCGGTATTAGCAAATTTTACTGGTATTTTATTTTTAAATATATGGACAAGTTCTCCAGTTTTTATTCTTAAATCATCTTTATCGACTAAGATCGGCTTACCATCTAAAAGATATACGGCTTTCCCTTTTGTGACACCAACCAATTCTCCAGAGATATATCTAGGATCATCAATTTCAACTTGAAAAGTATTCCCTTCACTGTCAATAACAACCACCTTATTTTTAGACCTATGTTGGATTTTATCGCCAACTAAATGATAAGACGAAGCTCTAGTGCCACCAACACATATGTTATAGATATTTCCTTTATTTTCCAATAACCAAGATTCCGAAACAAATTCCGCCTCGGCTAAATCTGCTAATTCTCTAGAAAACGCAAAAAATAAAATTTCTCTACTAAAGTTTTCTTTTCCATATTTCTTAATAGCTTTTTTTAATAATGTGCCGCTACCTAAATATTCATCATCTAAATTATTGGTTAAATGTACACCTCTATATACTTTACCGTTTATATTGTTGGTTGTTTCATATATAAAATTAAATTCATAAATATTATTGCTGTGCATAATGTCTCCTTAACTGTTGATAGCATAGAGTTCTTGGGTAGTTGCATACCGCGAAGAACATTTTTGTTGACGTACCAAAAATTTTGTGGTACAATACTATTTAGTCTTTTAAGAAAGGAGCGCCGTTAATGCAAGAATTTTATATCATTCGTGGCTTACCTAGGCAGCGGTAAATCTCACACGGCTAGGAAACTTGGATTCCTAGAGCGAATCACTCATTTTGAAGCTGATATGTTTTTCAATGACAACGGAAAATATAACTTCAACATCAACAAGCTATCAGAAGCACATTGGTGGTGTCAAGATCAGGTAGCACATGCGTTGTCATGTGGTGCCAGTGTTTGTGTCTCTAACACATTCACAACAATTCGTGAAATGAAACCATATTTTGAAATGGCTAAGAAATATGGCCTTATTCCAAATGTGATCACTTGCCAATCAAAATTTGGCAACATTCATGATGTCCCTGAAGAAACTCTCAAAAAAATGGAGAATCGGTTTGACTATGATCTGACTCCATTGTTTGAATTACTGAAAGAATAAAATGGATGATTTATACATTCACGGTTACAGGTTAGTTCTTGGTTGTTTTGCTTGCCCAGAGCAATATGATGTGTTTGACCCTAAAGGTAATCTTATTGCTTATCTTAGGCTAAGGCATGGAAAGTTTACTGTTGAATGCCCAGATGTTAATGGGGAAACTGTATATACCGCATACCCAAGAGGCGATGGAATATTCAATGCAGAAGAAAGGCTTTTCTTTTTAAATAAAGCAATCGAAGCTATTCAAAAATATAAATTTGAGAAACTTCATGAGAAACTTCAAGATTTTTTTAAATAAGGAAATATGAAAATTTTTATAGGAAAATATCGCTCGTGGGTAGGTGTGTATCAGCTAGCATCTTTACTAAAATACGTTGGCGTTTCAGAGGACAAGTGTCATGAAATTGGGGGCAAAGCACCACAATGGTTGGTCGATTTTGCCGAATGGATTCACTCTAAGAAACATCGTAAAGTAAAGATCAAAATTCACGATTATGATACATGGAATGCTAACGATACAATGGCTATGATCATTCATCCAATTTTGGTTAAACTAAAAGAGGATAAGCATGGTTCTCCGTTTACCACAGACGAATTTATTCCAACTGGTTTGAATCTAAGGACAGACGAGTGTGAAAAACCAGAAGATGGTGACACAGACGACAATTTTCATAAAAGATGGTCGTGGATTTTGGACGAAATGATCTGGGCATTTGAGCAACATCTACCAGATAATGATTGGGAAGATCAGTATCATTCAGGTGTTATCGATTTTGAATTTGTCCCATGCGAAGACAATCCAGAAATGTCAAAAATGGAAAGTGGTCCAAATGATACTCACAAGTTTGATTCTGAGGGATATCGAGCACATTCTGATAGAATTGAGCGTGGTACTAGGTTATTCGGTTTGTACTACAGTGGACTTTGGTCATAATTGCTAAATTTCGCTATGGCAATTGCTAAAAACTTAGAAAATTTCTATGATGATTGGCACTTTGTTACGGTTGGAAAAATGCATCTTTATGATGCCAGTGTTTGGTGTATAAAGACAATAGGAGTAAAAGCATTAAAATGGGATAATAAAATAAACCTATATAATGTAGTATATAGATTCAAAAACAAAGACGACGCATTAATGTTTTTGTTAAAGTTTGGTGGTTGATTTTTAATTTTTTAGGAGTATATTATGAGTAAAAGTGAATTGGTTTCGACACGGATCATTCGGCATGTCCGTTATGTTGCTAAAAATGGATATGATTTTGAAAGTCGTGGTGGTGTTACATTTTTGTTCAATTTAGATTATCTAAATCGGCTTGTCAATGTTAGTTTCGCAGTATGTTCGTCAAATGACAATTTCTGCAAAGCTGATGGTATTCGATATGCTGAAGAACTTGGTGTTGAGCGCACAATGAACCTAGATGAGTTTCAGAAGTATGCTAACCAACAGCAACACACAGGGTTCGTTAGTGCCTATCTGAGTATTCTAAGAGCTAACAAATGTCTGAATTTGAATTCTCATCGGGAAGAAAATCTACTGAGCAAAATTGATAAACGGTACACCGTGTGACCAAAATGTAAAATTAATTTTACAAAATTCAACAAAAGAGCAACACAGTTTGCTCTTTTTGCGTTTCTGAGTAGAAATTTGATGACAACATGCTTTTAGAGTGTTATACTTGAGGCTTAGGAAAACAACTCACAAGGAACGAATAATGTCAACACGCGCTTATGTAGGTATGGTGTCTGGTAAGAGCATTAAAGCCGTCTACGTCCATTTTGATGGGTATGAAAGCGGTGTTGGTAATACTCTGAAAACTCATTACACTGATCAAGAAAAAGTCAAAGAAATGATTTCTCTTGGTGATATGTCTTCACTCAGTGCGAATGTAAACCCAACAACTGCAACGCATCATTTTGATTCACCTGAAGCCGATGTTAATGTTTACTATGGTCGTGATCGTGGAGAAACTGATGTTTCTACTAAGAAGCACAGTTCTGAATCTGCATTCTTGAAATCTGGTATCAGAATGGGTTGCGAGTTTGCTTATTTGTTTGATGGTTCTTGCTGGATCACATTCCACATTTGATATCATTCTCTAAAATCTACAGTTAGCCAGTTGCCTTTTCCGTGGTTACATTGGTCACAAAGAACCTGAAGATTGTCAATGTCGAGTGCTAATTCTGGAAAATATCTTCTAGACCTAATATGATCGACATTTAGAATAATTCCATTTTCTTTTGATGGAGTTTGACCGCAACATTGACATCTTCTACCATGTTTCATAATTGCCACCATTCGCAACTTTTTCCACATATAAGAAAAAAGAAATTCATCAGAATTTACATCAACTTTACGTTTTGTCTTTCTACGTTTTTTATCTTTTTCTGGTATTTTACATACTTGTTTTCTTCGGACTTTTGCATTGAATAAATTTGTAATTCCATTAGGAAGAAAACAAATTCTTTCACAAAACTCTGCATCTGTTTCAGAAGTGTATTGTTGAAAATTCTTTGATTTCAATAAAGCAGAAATATAAGAATAATCATAATCAAATTCTAAAGTATTAAAAACACTTAATTTATATTTTGAAATCAGTTGTTTTAATATTTGATTTTTTTCCATTTGAACCTCATTATAAAATAACCCAGAATCAGGAGCGAAGTGAAGATGCAGGAAATCATTATACAAATTAGAATCCAAAAAATAAAAAGATTAGAGATTTTTATTAATATGGTTGACTGGATTCTAATTTGTATAATGATTTTATGGTTTCCAGAATTTAAATATATTCTTAGCTCACTTCGTTCGTCCACATCAATCCTTCGGATCGCTGTGGATTAATTATTTATTTTTAATATTTAAATTATTTATTTTCTAGAATTTATTAATTAATTATAATACTCAATAGAGGAAGAGTTGAATAAGCTTACCCAAAAAAGGGGAAAGCTTATTCGGTAGGTGGTTATCAATAGTGTGAACCTAGCGAACGAATTAGAGTAGGCGATAAATGGTTTATCGTGGGCGGCTTGACCTATTACCCATAACAGTCTTACAATTAACAAGCGGGGTGATAGTAGCCACCTCTAATCGTCTGCTACTATCAGTGTCCTTTTACATTTTAGAACATCATTTTTTGTGAGAAGTAAGTCACTCTTACTTCTCTTTCTGCAAGTTACCGACACACCAAGAATGAGGTCAGGATCACCTAGTATCAACTGCTAGGACAGCCCTTAAAGGATTGTAGTGAACAACCATGTTCACCCTCGTCTTTTTTTGATGAAGACTAACATATAACGCATCAACTTGTATTTAGGTTGACAAGAATTTGTGAATCTAACACACTTTCTTTGGTTTGTCAACTTATATTTAGTGTTTTCAATTCTTCACTCAATTCTGTTGCAAAACAGCAATTTTGTGGTATACTTGGTTCTTATGAAATTTCTTATCACTTCAACCGTTTATGACCGCAAAGGTCATGTTTTGGTAATAGCTGAAAACTCGTTTATCAAAACTCACCCAAAACAGAAAGAGTATGCTAATATAGTCAATCTACCAGAGAAAGAATTTTTGCATTCTGAGGTCTTGTGTTTCATCAGAGCATTAAAAGTCGGAAAGCCTTATAAGATCAAGGTAGAACGATACAACAAAAAAGGTGATCCATTGCTGGCTAAACCTTGTCCAATTTGTGAACTGGCTATAAAAGAGGTAGGAATCAAAATTGTCGAATTTACATTGTGAAGGAAAATATGTCAGAAAATGTTATTGTGGTAAATCCAAATGCTGATGACTCGGAATTACCAGAGGAAAAATTTGAATTTATGACTCCCAATAAGTTTCAGCTTCTGGTAGAAACTTATGTGGCGGAAAATGATGTTAGCTATATCGATGCTGTCTTATTTTATTGTGATTTATATGAAATCGAATTTGATATCATCGGAAAACTTATATCTTCTAATTTGAAGGAAAAGCTAAATGTGTCGGCTATCGAGGCTGGATACTTCAAAGAAGAAAGTTCTCTACCAATTTAGGGCACAATGGCAATAACTGGTTTTGAGTTTTACAAAATTCACAAAGCGATAAAACTCCACTTCAACACTCCCTATGATGTAATAAAGTATAAAGGTGCAACTAAGTCTACGATTGATGAATTTAATTCTGCAAATGATAAATTCACTTTTGTTAGATATGCTAAAAAGTGTGGTAATATAGCTGATGCTATTGAAATGTGCGTTGCTTGCACAATGGCATCTGGTAACGGATGGCTTCATGATGATCCAGAAACGAATTACAAGCATCTTGCCGAATGGCGTAAAATAAACTCTGCTTTGGCGTACAATGTCGGAAATGAGTTAGACTCTCTGGAAAATCTTATCGAGACAAAATTATCAGGATTTCAGTCTTTGATAGATAAAACCGCGAGTGGTAACAAAGCCCCATTGCTTCAACTATACCTTTCAAAAAAGGTTTTGGTTGCTACAGTTTTGGTTATCGATAAAATACATCCATTTATCGATAACTGGATAAAAGAATATGAGTCTGACCCTATGCTGAAGAAAATACTTTTTCAGCTTGTCAAATACAAATCATTCTTGAAAACATTTGCATTGAAAGATGCAATGAAAAAATTTGGTGATTTTATCGTCACTAAATAATAGTCCATTGGAGAAATCTTAGTGGAAATAAATCGTAACTTAAATTAAGGAAAATTATGCGTAACCAAAGTATGTTTGAGAAGCTAAAGGCACAAGCCGAAAAAGCAAAAAATGGCACACCTTCATATAAAGAAGGTCAAGAAAATATTTGGAAATTGGAAGCTGATAAAGCAGGAAATGCTTCTGCGGTCATTCGATTTTTGCCCGGTAAGGATGAAGATTCTGTAGCTTGGGTAAAAGTATTTAATCATGGTTTTAAGGGTCCAACAGGCCAATGGTTTATCGAGCCATGTCCGACAACGGTTGGTGATCAGTGCATTGTTTGTACTGCCAATAGCGTTTTATGGAATGAGGGGTCTGAAGCAAGCAAGAAAATTGTTTCTGCTCGTAAACGTAAGACTAAATATTATACCAATGTTTTGATTATCTCTGATCCAAAAAATCCAGATAATGAAGGTAAGGTAATGATTTTTAGCTTTGGTTCAAAAATCTTTGATATGATCAATGCATGTTTTTCACCAGAAGATGCTGATGATACCCCATTCAATCCGTTTGATATCGAAGATGGTGCCAATTTTAAATTGAAAATGTGTCAGGTTGCAGGATATGCTAACTTTGACAAATCAAAATTTGCTGACTGCTCTAAGGCTGAAATTGTTGATTATGCGTCTAAGCTTCATGATCTAGGTCAATTTATTGACCCAAAGGTTTTCAAGTCTGAAGAAGACATGCAGAAGCGGTTTGATCTGGTTCTAAAGGGTGATGCAAGGGCATCTGGTAAGGCTACAATGCCTGAAGAGGATGATGACGAAGAGTACGCTGCACTAGCAGCTAAAGTGGCGGCAAAGCCAGTTAAATCGACTGCAGCAAGGTCTTTACCTGAAGAGGATGACGATGATATGATGGCTGAGTTTCAGCGTCTAGCAGAAGATTAATCTGATCTAGATATCAAAGAAAAGGGACCGATCGGTCCCTTTTTCATTCTTTGTGTTTCTTTACTCCAATCGATGGAAACCACCTTAGTAAGTCTGAACCACGTAAAAGTTTGCCTACCACATTTCGTTCTACTTTTTTGTGTTTATCTTTTTTATGCGCAACTGGCTGCACTGGTTGTACGTGTTTTGGTGCATGAGTTGGCACAACTGGGACAGCAACAGGTATAGTTTTTTGCTCTAGATTTTTATCAGCTTTGATACCATGTGTTGCTCTGATTGAAGTATTGGTATGAGAGTTATAATCATCTACGGTTTCTCCGGTCTGAACATCAACATGGGTAGGGTTAAGTGTCATATATGCATGATCGCGCAAAGTATCTCCAACACCATGTCCATGATGGTTATCAGCAGCATCAATTAAAGCATAAGAAATATTTCTTAGATTGTCAACCTTTGCTTGATGCCCTCTTACAACATGTGCTCTTGCGCTGTTGTTAACTGCCATTTTTAGATCGTCTTCAGCATCTGTTGTTTTCTTAGCATTTTTTAAAAACTCAGTGTGGAAGTCATTTTTTGACCTATAATATCCACCAGCACCTTCAGATATTTCCAGTTTTTCTATGATTAAATTTTTAATATTCTCTGCCAACATTTTCAATCCTTTTATATATTTATAATTATTGCCAAACATATCTAGATGCTAGCCATTTTTCTAGAGTGCTTTCATTATTTCTCGCAAATATTCTAGACCCGCTTGGAGTTTCTCCAGATTTTCCGCTGCTTGAATTATTATTTGTGATGTTATTGATTACAGTTGGAGCTTGAGCAGATTTTTGTTTCTCTTCTATTTCTTCAGTTTCTTCTATAGTTTCTTCAACTTCTGTCATTTTTTGAGCAACTTTTGATGTTGGGGTAGGTTCAACAATAGCTGATTTTGGTTTTGCTGTATCGCCTGCTGCTAGTTGTGCTTGTGCTTTTCCTTCGCCATCTGGCAAAACTTCAATGCCATCAGGAATGTCCACATTAGCAATCTCTAATATTTTCTTTTCTGACTCTGTGATCATTCCAGTTTTGTTCATTTTTTCAACGAGTGGTTCTGCATCTTTGGCGTTTTTCAGATCATTTGCTATCAAGACTCCAGTAAGCCCCACACCAGCCAAAACACCCACGCCAGTACCACCAGCAACACCAGACCCTAATTCAAGTGCTGCGCCTTTCCAATCGCCTTTCCAAGCCCTTTGAGCGGCGAAAGCAGCACCAGCCAAAATACCGACCCCAGGAATTGCTCTTGCTGCCCCTTTAGCTGCTGCCTTTGCTGCTATTTTAGCTGCTGCAGATGTGCCTGCTTTTTCAGCAGCGACAACGGCACCTTTTTCAGCAGCTTTTTTTGCAACTGTCGTACCAGCCTTAGAAGCAGCTTTTTCGGCTGCAGTGCCAAAGATTTTATTCTTTGCTGCCATGAACCCATCTTTGATTAGTCCACCAGCTTTCAATAAACCAGAACCAAGCAACGATGCTACTGCCAATAAAGCTTTACCAATTCCAGAAACTAATTTTCCTGCAAGTGGTAATAGTTTACCAAACATATTAGCCAAAGGTCTGAATAATTTTGTGAATTTACCAGCAAGAGCAAGTAGGCCACCACCTAACCATTTGCCAAGCATTCCACCAAGCATTCCAAGTAATCCGCCTTTATCGTCCTTCTTTTTCTTATCGTCAGCCGAACCTTTACCATCCTTTGAAGTATTTTTTTCTATTTTCTCTAGCAAGTCAATTATTTTATCCATTTGATCTGCCTGATCTTCTTTTGATTCGGCATCAGATTCTTTTACACCTTCTTTTGAATTTTGAATCGTGACAGGATTAGTTGATGTTTTTGCTGGAGTAATTGGTTCAACTTTAGAGCTAATGCCTTCTTTTGAAATGTCAGTTTTTTGTGCTAAAATTGATTCAGCTCTTGCCTTTTTCTCTTTTCGACTGAGCAGATAACTAGATAATTTTTGAATGTCACTGCCCTGCAAAATACCAGAGTTTGATGTTTTTGACAGCAATGGATTGGCTGCTTTTGTTGGGGATACTACAAATTTTCCGGTTTCAGTGTTTCTCCAACGATTAGCCTTAGTATCAAATACTATTTTTGGTTTTTCTGGTTGTGTTGGTTCTTGATTTTGTATATCAACTTTTGGTCGATTGCTTTTCCAAACTTCAAAGTTTTTGTTTGCCTCTTCAAGATTGAAAGGTTGAGCAATTGGCATTGATGCTGGTGTCGGTTGTTTTGGCAGAAATGTAGGTCCAGCTTTTTGTTGAATGTTATTTAAAACTTTGGCTCTATTTGCTTTTGTTGCGGTTGAAACCACTGTGGACATTTGGACATTAGCTGGAGGAACTAAAGATTTAAGAACTTTTACAGATTCTTTAATTTTCTTTTCAGAAATGCCAAGGCTAATTAAATGTGCATTGATACTTTCCTTTAAATCAATTTCGGCGGCTTTTAATTCTTCTAATTGCTTTTTTCTATCTTTAGCTAATTCTGCACGTTCTTGTTTTAACTCAGTTTTTTCATGGTTATCAATAGAATTTTCAATAGCTTTTTGATCTGGTGTTGTCCCAGTTATCTTAGTAACTAAATTGAACGGTACTCTTACTGAATTTGTTGCCATATATTATCCTAAATTATTTTTCTTTTTTTCGTTTTGTTCTTTGATATGCTTATTCAATAAAGAAATATAAACTACCCTTTCCCAAGGAATCATATTTTCTAACTCTGACAAACTGTAATTGTGCTCATGCATCAATTTAAAATTCGTTTGATAATAATCTGCCAGAGTTTCTTGAGAAAGGGTTAGTCGAAAAAACTTTCCATTCCTTCAAGTAAGATCAAATTCTTTCCACCACATTTAACGCAATTATACTCTTGTTCAAACTTCAAAGATGGCACATTTGCCATAAAATCTGTAATTTTTGTAAAATTTTCGTCGGACAAATCCTCTAGCCACTCTACCAATTCCTCGATTTTGTTTTCTTTTGGGTCAACCGTCACTTCGCCATACACGATTGACACTACGCAATTCGCAACAACTTTAGTAATTTCACTTGCCAGTTTAACCTCTGACATGGTATAAGCATCATCCATATTTGGATAGCGCATAATAATCCATACGTTATCTGCCAATTGAATCGTTGATGATAATTCAACTTCTGGCATAACAATCTCAGATTTGCTTAGATCAAGCATCATATAGTTTTTGTGTTCGCAATGAATGCAAGTAGAAACTGCTTCAATGCCTTCACCCATAGATTTATTTCTGACGTTTAAAAACAAATACTCAGCATCACATTGAGGTATAGAATTAATATCTAAGCCAAAGGCACAGGACGACAAAGCATTTTTAATTGCTGTCGAAAGTTTAGCAGTGTCTTCTTCTTGAATTGCTAATAGAAGTAGCTTTTCTTCTCTTACCACAAATGGGCGAAATTTGATTTTCTTTTTTGAACATGGTAATGTCAAATCATATTTTGGTAACGAAACGATTGGTAAATTGCTCATAATATATTTCCTTTTTATAAACCTAATATTCCAGATAATTTTGATCCAGAATTTGCTATCTGACCACCTGTGCCGCCGATTGATTTGCCTGCAGAATCTGCCAGTCCATTGATAGACCCTAGTATACCAGTGCCAGTGCCCTTGTTGAGTGCTGGTCTAGCTTGTATGTTAGGATTCTTTTCATTGTGTTCTGAGGTCATGTAATCAAATTCAAAATCAACTTTCATTTTATGAAATTCTCTCCCAGCATTTGAATTTGTAAACCCACTGACATATTTTGGGTATACGTCAAAAAAAGTATATATTCCAACATCGACTTCTTTTGTTGCTGCTTTTGTTGCTGATGATACGCCACCAGATTCAAATGATTTTTTTGCTGCGTCAATGAAGGTTGTTAATGGATTTGCTATACCAGTTGTAGCTGTCGGTACTGCACCAGACATTATATTATCTACCACGATAACCTGCATTGTATGTTTGTATATGCTAGGTAGATTAGGGCTGAAACTTGTTTCGTCACCATTTGGTAAAACTAGATTAATCCAATCCTCAAAATACTTTCTTATTTGAAGTCTTGTATCTATTAAAAATGTCATTGACAATTGACCGTCATATAGAAATTCGTATGGTCTTTCTATATTTTTGCCTTGGATTCTTGTTTTGATTGTATTTATTACTTTACCAGGTATTGTGACCGATTCTGCATAGAATTTTGCTAATGAATTTGTGTCAGATAATTCTGCTGCAAATCCATTATTTACAGAATCTAAGTGCTTTGGTAATAATATTTCAAATTTATTATTTTTGGAAATTCCATAATTTCCAATTTTTAAAATGAAGTCTTCTAATGTCTGTGCCATTATCGTGATGCTTTCTGATTTTGCATAAATATTAGTGGTTAGATATTATGTGGCGTAATATCAGCCTAGCTGGGATGCCTAGAGTGTTCCACTATTACTATATTTATACACTGGGAGATTTTTAATGTACATTCCTTATACATACTTAATTGGATGGTCTAAAGAAAATAAATTTTATTATGGGGTCCAATATGGCAGAAAAGCAAATCCAAAAAATTTATGGAAAACTTATTTTACGAGTTCTAAAGAAGTAAAAAGTTTTATAAACCATCATGGCAATCCAGATATTATAGAAATAAGAAGAACTTTTCAAACTGGAAAATCTGCTCTTTTGTGGGAACAAAAAGTCCTAAAAAGACTCGATGCAGGAAATAATGATAAATTCTTAAATCTTATAAGTGCTAATGACATGCATTTAATAAGGTTAGTAACAAATAGACAAAAGAACATCACTAATGGTTATATAAATGGAAAAATTCCAGTATCTCAGGATATTCCTAATGGGTACTGGAGGGGAACTACAAAATTTCCTACGGGAAGTAAAGGGATACCTAGATCAAAAGAATCTAATTTAAATAAATCTAAGGCAATGCAAGGTCTTGAGAAATCAAAATCTCACAGGCTAGCTTTATCCGTTGCTGCAAAGAAACAACACGAGGAAATGTCTGAAGAAGAAAAATTGAGAATAAAAAATCTATTTTCTAAGAAATATTCTGGAGAAAATAATCCTAGATTTGGGTGTGTAGTATCAGACAAACAAAAAGAATTGAACATAAAAGCTCATCACGAAAGATTCGTAGTCAAAATTAAGCTTATGTTGAATATGAGTTTGGACGAATTTAAAGAATATGTTAAGTTAGAATGTGAAAACGGCAGTAATTTTGCTAAAATATCAAAAGATATTGGGATATCTTGGTATCATATAAACAGATATTGTAATTAATTTATCTAGACGCTTTTTTTGAGTCTGCCCAAACAAACTCGGCAGACTGCTTGCGGAACTTTTCTACTGGAAGCCATACGCTCATCATCATATCATCCGGTGGTATTCTTGCCATTCTGCTTTTTACGTGGGAAAACAAATATTGTTTGACTGCTGGTTTAACTTCTGGAAATTTACTAGCATTATTTAACATTTTCCATGATACCTGAATTTTAGCATTCGGCGATAATTTATCATCAGAAGAAAATTCCAATAACTTATTGACCAAAGCAAATCTAACTTTAGGAAACAGATAATGAAAATTAATTCCGTAGAACGTATCAGGATACACTGAAAATGGCAAAACTAAAGGAAAAGTATCATAGTACGGAAGTTCATTTTTAGTTTTCGGATCATATGTAAAGAAAAACATTTGACCTATTTTTGGAGTATCTGTTTGCCTATGAATGTTATCTCCAAGAACACTCAGTGGTCCCATTGCTCTAGTATTATTACGGACATTATTCATAAACCACGTAGCCGAATTTCTCGGATTGTAGAGTTTATTATTCCTTATAACGTCAAAAAGAGTAGTTTTTACTTGGGTTGCCACGATTTTCCTAATTAGTTATAAGTATTTATCCTGATACTTTCATTCACATTTTTAAATCATGCTCGGTAAGTATTTTAAATTCAATGCCATGTTTATCCGCATATTTCTTAGCAGCAACCCATTTAGCCTCATTGATCGTCCAAGTAATAACTGAATCAATATATGCTTTAGTTTTTCTTGTTTTTATTTTTGGTGGTTTTGTTTGTGAGAATGGTTTTATTTCTATTAAATAGGTTTTTAGTTTTCCATCTACATCCCGAACTGTTACTTTAGCGTCTACGAAATATCTATGCACTTTTCCATCTGTAGGTTTCACGTAAGGTATAATGACCTCTTCTGAAGAATATTTTAAAACATTTGGATTTCTATCACACCAAATAAAAAATTTAAATTCCCAACTGCTTCTACAAAAAATATTGTTTACATCACCTTCATATTTTTGTGGATTTTTTGGTATGAATTTGCCTTGAACGTAATGCTTTGTCATAATTAAATATTAAACAACTATTTATCTTTGATGGATAAATAATAAGACATAACCATACCCTAAAAAATAAAAATGAGTTTATTTTCAATTCTCCCAGATGCATCAAGCTTAAAGCAGACAGTATCTAATGCAATTACTAAAGTTAAAGACACTTGGACTTCTACAGGAACAACAAAAGCAGAAGCCAAGCCAGATTTAACTGAGATGCTAGGTACTAATACCGCAACATCAAAACCATATAATACGGGTAGTGATCTTAGCGGCACTTCTGTAAAAAAAGATTCATTATCTTCCACAACGACAACCGCAACATCAACCGCTTCAAATGTAGCAACCGATATCGATAGTATTTCTAGCTCAGATAAAGCTGAAAATAAAAGTGAATATGATATTCTGTATTATCCAGAAGCATTATTAGCTGAAGGTTCATTAGGTAAACGATATCCTCATGCAATGAGTATTTTTATGAATGTCAATTCTAAGTCGAAGCTTGGAAAATATATGGAGTCATCAGGCCAAATTGCTAAGAAAAGATTGGATCAAAAAACATTGGATTTGACTGAGAATACTTCAAATCAAGGCGTTGCGACAAATGTTGGGGGCATGGCAGGCGATTTCCTAGTAGAAATAGGAATGGCAGCAAAGTTTAAAAGATTCACTGGCTGTATCATGTTGCCTTTGCCATTGGATTTGACTGCTAATTATGGAGCTAATTATAACACTGCTGGTGCTGGTGGTGTTCTTGGTACTGCTTTAAAAATTGGTATGAGTGGATCAAATGCAAAGCAGACATTAGAAGGGTTAGTGACTGAGGCAATATCTGGTGCTGCTAGAGATTTGACCAAAAACACGTTAACTGCTGTGGCTAAAAATATTGAAACCGGCACTTTTGGTGGAGTTGATAATGCCGGTGGATTATTCGATAAAGTTGTTGGTACAATCCGAAACCCAAGAACTGAACAAGTTTTCGAGAAAATGGATATTAGATCATTTACTTTTTCTTGGCAAATTAATATTACATCGGTGAAAGAATGGAATACTATAAGAAGTATTGTTTCGTTACTAAAAGAAAATATGCATCCAGAAATAGATGGCACGACCTCTGGAACCTATATGGTTATGCCAAATGAATTTGATATTGAATTTTATGAAAAGGTAGGTAGCTCTTTTAGTGAATCGACAACGATACCAAAAATAGCTACCTCTGCATTATCTCAATTGGAGGTAAATTATACACCACAAGGCAATTGGATTGCATTTGAGGGTACTATGATTCCACCTTTTGTTTTGATAAGAACGGTATTCAAAGAAATGGAACCACTACATAGAACGATGGTATCTGATGTTGCCGCTACCAATAAAAAATTCACATTCCCTGATGTTAATGATCGTAGAAGAGGATTCTAATGGATTATTTTAAAAAATTCCAAATTGTAAAGTATGATTTTACCACGACAGAAGCGTTTAAACAATATTTCACATTAGCTGATGTGACCACTAGGGTTCAGGCATTTTATAATGAGGAAGATACTGAGAGACTTTTCGATAATTACAATATTAAGTCTTGGGATACTCCTGAGAAAATATCATATTCATTATATGGCACGACAGAATATTATTGGACTATATTATATGTTAATGATATGTTTGATATGTATTATGATTGGCCGTTATTGGATGATGAGCTTCAAAAATATGCAGAATCAATATATACTGGTTTTGGTCCAAGTCCATTAATAACATATGCTGCTGAAGTAATGCCTTATGTACCAAATCAATTTATTATTAAAGTAGTTCAACATAATACTATTCCAATTAGCGAATCAATAATTTTACATCCAGATAAACTACAGGTTGGTATGTTTGTGGATAGATATATTGCTGGCGAAGATTGTAGAATTACGAATATTGATATTGTATATCGTTCAGATGTAGGTGGTGGCAATTCTGTTGTAGATTATTATGAATTAACTATAGATAAACCAACGCTGACATATGCTAAAGAAGTTAGTGTATCTTCGATAACAAGTAATATTGAAGGTAACGACAATATTATTTTCTTTGGGTTTGCTGAAGCCATTGAAGATTATAATTCAATATCATATTATATGACTGCTGATGGAGTAATTAAAGATATCGAATATGTAGAATATGGCGAAACAATATATGGTATAACTAAAATCGAAGACTTGATTATTCAAAATGAAAAAAAGAAGAGAATAAAGATTATTAGGCCAGATCAAATATCTAATTTTGTTAGTTTATATTTTAATCGTGTTATTTAATTATGCCTGCTGATCGTAATACATTTAAGTCCCCTGGTGATATTAATATTACTAGGATATCTTTGCACAAGAAACCCGGTGACGATGGAATAAATTTAACTCAATATTTGTTTGAGTTAAATTTATTTGAAGATTTGTTTTCTCCAACAATGTCAGGGACAATGCTAATTACCGATTCTATCGGGTTATCTAGTAGATTGCCATTGGTCGGCGGTGAATCGGTTCAGATAGCATACAATACTCCAGAAATTGGTGAATATGGAAAGATAACAAAAAGATTCATAGTCTACAAATTGGAATCTAAAGTAGCAATAAATTCTAAAACAATTTATGTTTTACATATTATAAGCGAGTTTGCATATATGGATAGTATGAAAAAACTATCCAGAAAATATACTGGGCCTGCGGTAAAAATAATTAAAGAAATTTTAGAAAAAGAATTAAAGTTTGATATTAATAGGGATGGCTTTTCTTATAATGCTCTAGAGGAAAATCGAAATTTTATAGAGTTTGTGGCACCTAATTGGTCCCCTCTGACGGTCATCAACAGGGTAACTGCTATGTGTTCTGACCAAGATTCCTTATCAACCGATGGTGAATTAGCAAGTTATTTATTTTTTGAGTCTGCATGGTGTCTTAATTTTTTCTCTCTAACTGATTTAATTGGTGTTGATGATACGGATGAATCTGGTAATAATATCGATACTACAAATAAAGTAGCAAAAGAGAATACTTTCTTTTATGATCAAAATCCAAATAGAGTCGATGGTATGCGAGATTATTATTCGGAAATGCAACAAATAAAAGATATGAGAGTTGATGCCCAATTCGATATGTTAGATAGGCTGACAACTGGATTTTATAAAAATCAGGTCATTGAATTTGATATCATTAAAAAGCACGTGAATATTCTTAAACCATATGAATATCTACAGACTTTTAAAGGCGGAAAATATTCAATGAATGATTTCACAGTAAATCCTGAGAATATGGAAGTTGGTGATGGGAAATATAATTCACATACTACTTTTAATAGAGCTTTGGCTAAAAAAGATATCTCAATAAATCCAGTAAAAAATAGAGTTTGCTTGGGACTTTTAAATACGGTTAGTATGGAGATTGTTGTTCATGGCAGAAGTGATTTGTCGGTTGGCACTAAGATAAGCATAAATATGCCAAGTTCAGTTTCACCTGATTCATCTTCTAGCTCTGTGGCAGTAGACAAACTAATAAGTGGGACATATCTAATTACTGCGGTGCAGCATAGAATTAATGAATTTAAACATAGTATGATATTGAGAATTTCAACAGATAGTTATGGCATGGATACTTCAAAATGAACAATAATTTTTGGTTTGGGTGCGTAGAATCTCGCAATGATGATTTAAAATTGGGTAGATATAGGGTTAGAGTATCTGGATTACACACCGATGATAAATCTATTTTGCCAACTGATGATTTACCTTGGGCCACATGCTTGCAGCCAACAACATCAGCAGCCACTTCTGGAATTGGGCAAAATCCTGGTTTGGTCAATGGGTCATGGGTCATGGTCGTCTTTACTAGCAATGATTATCAGGTTCCTATTATCTTAGGGTCTATAGCTGGTATACCCGGTAAACCTAATGAAGAGTATGATTTAGATGAAATACAAGCACCGCCAGCAGCCGAGGCAACACCATCAGAAAAGGTAGCAGGAATTGAAGCTGGAGTATATAAACCAGAGATATTATCTGCTGGACAGCCATATCTAGGAACATTAACTTTAGCTCAGTATAATCAATATTGTGCTAAAGTAAGAATGATAGAATCATCAAATCAGTATGATAATACTAAAAATCCTTTAGGATATATTGGCGCATATCAATTTGGAGCACAGGCGTTAGAAACTAATGGGTATATTAAAGCTGGATCATGGGCAAGACTAGGAAGTAATAAAAAAATATTTGACGACACTAGCAACTGGACAGGAAAAGACGGAGCAACAAGCAAACAGGCATTTTTAGCCAGTGTGTCAGCCCAAGATAAGGCTATGCTTTTATATACACAATGGGATTATAAAATGATGCTCAGAAGGAACCAAATTGGTCCTAATACTGACCCTAGAGTATTGGCTGGTTTGCTTGGGGCCACACACAATCAGGGACACTCAGTTGTTGCGCCATTGCTTAGGGGTGTGACCACCAAAGATGGTAATGGGACAACTGCACAAAGTTATTATGATAGGTGCTATGCAGCCATCACAGTAGAACAAGGACAACAAACAAATACCACGCCTTCACCGATACCAGAAAACCCTAAACCTATTCCAAATGAGGATGTTTTATCTCCACCTAAAACCCCAAAAGTTATCAGCAAAAAAGACGGATTCGCCGACCCAGAGGGAAAATACCCAACGGTTTATGATGAACCTGATACCAATAGGTTAGTTAGAGGTCAAAATATATCAAAAACGATTGTCGGAATCAAAGAAAAATCTAGAACAAAAGGTATTCGTGTTGGGTTGAGTGAATTGAGTTGGGATCAACCATCGATTCAATATGCTGCGAAATATCCGTATAATCATGCTAATGTATCTGAATCTGGTCATGTATTTGAAATGGATGATACAGTTAATGCAGAAAGAGTCCATTTATACCATAGAGCAGGATCGTTCATTGAAATTGATCAGGCTGGAAACCAAGTTAATAAAATATTTGGTCATGGTATTGAGATTATTGAAAGAGATGGTTATATTAGCATCAAAGGCAATTGTCATATTAATGTTGATGGTGCATGTACAATTAATGCCACTTCACTTTTCATAGAAGCTGCAAAAATTAATATAGAGAGCGAAGATGTAAAATGGAAAACTAAAAACTTTGAAATGAAAGTAGAAGAAAAATTTGTTATCGAAAGCGATAAAGATATTACATTGAGCGCAAAAGAAGAATTCTATGCCAATTCTACTGGTGGTATGCACATCAATAGTTCATCAAGTAAGGTTGACATTTCAGCAAGCCAAGATGTTATTGTTAATGGTAGTAAGATTCAATTAAATAGCGTTGCTAGTAGCTTAGGCACGCCAGGAAAATACGCCGATATTAAGAAATTCTCTGGAGAAATTATGAATATATCATCTGTATCTTTTTCGGATGCTGAAGCGGCATCTTTAGATCAACACCCTATCGTTAGCGTTATTGCTGCTGATGAAATTGCTGCTGGTCCACCTGATATTCCGCATAGACCTATTGTGCCTGATGTTGTCCCACCCCCACCACCTCCTATTAATACCAGTGAATGCCCTATATTTGATCTGACATTAGGAAATAATATACAAGTTTCTCCGAATTTTAAACTGAGAGATTTATGTGATTCCCCTATTAAAGCTGTGCATGGATTGTCATTGCAGCAGCTTATATGCAATCTGAGCCATTTGGCTAATAATGTTCTTGAGCCTCTGCGCGTAGTTTATGGAAAATCATTGAAGATTAATAGTTGCTGGAGATATAAAAATACGAGTTCTCAACATGAACGCGGAGAAGCTGTTGATATTGGGTTTACTGATGTTGTGTGGAAAACTGCAGCAGAAAGAAAAACACAATATTTTGAGAGAGCTAAGAAAATAGTTGGTATGGTTCCTTACGATCAATTTTTATTTGAAACAAGATCAGATCATCAAGTATGGATTCATATATCATATACTAAAAATAAAAATAGAAAACAAGTTTTGACATTGTTGAATGATAAAACCGTTGATCGTGATAAAATCGTGCTTCATACATAATTGGTATAAATATTACTAAAAATGCAAACATACTCAGACTTAGATTTAAATTTCTACAGACACCCTGGCAGCGGCGATGTTTCTCGTATTTTCAATCTTGATGCAATAAAAAACGCAATATTCAATATACTCAATGGCAAGCCATTTGAAAAGCCATTTGATGAATTTTATGGTACTGCTGTTAGAGAATTGCTATTTTCTTTATATTCTCCAATGACTCCAATTATTGTTAAAAGAATATTAAAGGAAAAATTAGAGTTATACGAACCTAGAATTACTATAGATAGTGTAGTTGTTAACCGTGGAACCGAAGCAGGTAACAATTTTAATATGGATAGAAATTCATTAACAGTGGATGTTGTTTACACAGTAAAAGAATATGGAACGCAAACCTTACAAATAGAAATGGAACGACTCAGATGACCACTAAAATTAAAGTCACGGATTTTGATTTTGATACAATTAAACTTGACTTCAAAACATTTCTAAGCACACGTCCAGAATTTACTGATTATAATTTTGAAGGGTCAAATTTAAACGTCTTGCTTGATATTCTTGCATATAACACAAATTATCATGCTCTTATGGCTAATTTCTTAGCTAATGAAATGTTTCTTGATACCGCATCTAAAAGATCGTCTGTAGTATCTCATTCTAAAACTCTTGGTTATGTGCCAAAATCTAGATCAGCAAGCAAGTTAATAACAAATATTGACATCAGCTATTTGTCTACTCAGGCACAGGTGTCAAATTATCTGTTGAAAAAAGGTTCACCAGTATTTCGCACGATCATTGATAATTCAAGCTATATTTTTACTACTGCAAGTAATTATTCTGCTCCTATTATCCAAGATTCTTTAAATCCAAATAGTTACACAATTCATTATGAGAATGTCATTTTATATGAGGGAGCTTTTACCACAAATAATTTGATATATAATTCTCTTACCAAGTTTGTTACTATACCTAATTTAGATATTGACCTATCCACATTGGTCGTCATGGTACATGACCCAAGAAGAGAATCATACGATAATTATTCATATGCAAAAAATCTTTTAGATATTGATGCTGACAATAAGGTATATTTTATCCAAGAAGGATTTGATGGTAAATTTCAGATTTACTTTGGTGATAGTACATTTGGCACTGAGCCAATTGATAAATCAGATATTCTTATCACTTACATGGTAACGCATGGGGCTGAAGCTAATGGTGCTACTAATTGGATTCTACAAAATCCTGATTCGTCTATAATGGTGTCTCAATTTGATCATTTGCCAATAACTGGAGTTTCAGTCGGAGGAACCGACAGGGAAACTATTTCCTCTATTAAGTTTAATTCAATTAACCATTTTGGCACCCAAAATCGTGCTGTTGTATCAAATGATTATGCAGTATTAGCACAGCAATATTCAGATAATATTAAAGCAGTTATTGCGTGGGGCGGTGAAGATGATTTGCCTCCAGTATATAATACGGTCATGTTATGTGCCATACCAGTATATGGGGAAGACTTAACTTTTCAAGAAAAAGAGTATCTAACGAAATACTTAAAAACTAAAGCGGTAGGCTCGACAAATATTGTCTTTAAATCTCCACAATATCTTGATCTTAAAATTTCTGTTGAATTTACTTATGATACTAAGCTTATTAGATTATCAGTATATGAATTGGAAGCAAGCGTTAGAGAAACTATTGGATTATATGCAAAAGAGTATTTGTATAACTTTTCTGGTTCTTTTAAAGAATCTAAATTTCTTGCATTACTAGATAAAGTAAATGAATCGATAACTGGCACTACAATAAATGTTAACTTGGTTAAGGTATTACCAATTCAGAAATTTATGCAACAGACTCATATTGTGGATTTTTCAAATCCTATTGATACTCAGTCTTTATATCCAGCTATTACATCAACTGGATTTTATACAACAGGGACAACTGAAGTATGTTATCTTGCTGATGATAGAAAAGGTAAATTGAAAATAGTGAAATATAATGTTAACGGTGTTTTGGAAGATTTTAAAACTGACGTAGGGGATATTAATTACCTAAACGGTAAAATGTCGGTTTCATTATATATTACATCGACAAAAGACGTAAGTTTTAAAATATTTGTCAATCCAAAGGTAAATAATATAGTATCTTCAAGAAATAATATTTTGCGTATCGTTAACGAAAATGTTGTGGTTGTTTCTAAAGGCGAATAATGCAATTGCAAAAACCAAAAGTATCAGAACTAATTCAATATAGATTACCTGATTGGATATCTTCTAAACCTCAATTTGTAAATTTTATTAAATACTACTATGAGTGGTTAGAAACTAAAGGGAATCCTCTTGAATTTCTTAGAAATTTGGTTGAGTATAGCGATATTGACGAGGCACCATCAGAATTTGATGACCTTATTATAAATAAAATCATTTCTTTTGTGCCAGCAGATTCTGCCATCGATAGGACTCTGTTGGTTAAAAACGTCAAGGCATTTCTTAGAGCAAAGGGTTCAGAAGAGTCTTTAAACTTCATTATGAAAGCTGTTTATAATGAAGAGGCTTATCGTGTAAACATGACAGATCATGTTATCCGTGCTTCTGATAATGAGAGTGATCAATTTGCCTATATTGCTATTGAAATTTTTGATTCAATAAACCACGATTTTTATGATTGTGTTGGTTCATATTTGGTACAGTTAGAACCAGCAGCATCCGTTAGAATTGAAGATTCTCAGTATAGAGTTACTGATGATGGTAGAATGTTCAACGTCATCAAATTTGACCCTCGTTACATAAATGGCGAGTTTAATATTGGTAGAGAAGTTAGAGCTATAAAAAAGATAGCCGATCCTACTTTCTTTGAAATAACAGAATACTCGACTGCCATCGGGTTTGATATTGAAACGAAATCCATTAGATTCCTTTCTGACAAAAATCTTAGATTATATGTAGGACAATTAATATTTTCTTTGGATGGTGGGTTTCGTGGAGTAATTTCTTCGTTGGGTCAATATTTTATTAACTCAAATAATAAACATGACTATACTATTGGATTATCAGAATATTCAATGCCTATAGTATATTCTAATGATGTTATTGGATATTTTGACGATTATACTTTAACCGTAACGTCTGCATTAATAAGTAATTTAGCAGTAGGTCAAATACTATCTGGTGATAATATTATTTTTGGAACATATATTTCAGAAATATTAACTGGTTCTGGTGGAGTTGGTACATATAAAGTAAGTAAATCACAAACTCTACCATCATCTTCTTTTATTGCGATAAAAACCATTACTTTGGGCGAAGAGGTATATCTATGCACATTAGCAGCAGAAGATAGCCATATAACAAAAAACAATTTTTCATATGGTAAAGTTTCCAATAGCATCGGCGACTTTGAACATACCAATCCAGCTTCTGGATATTATGAAAACATGCATGTAGAGGTCAGGGGCGGTAATGGTAAAGGATGTGATGCCTATATCGGAGAAACCACGACTGGTGGTGTTGACTCAATAATTATTATTGATGGTGGTAGTAATTATAGGGTAGGTGATCCAATTGAAATCACTGAGAAACTTTCTGGTGGATATGGATTCGATGCGTATGTAAATAATACTGACGGTTTTGGTGGTAAGCTAGATGCTATCATGCAGATTGATTCCATTATTATCAATAATGGTGGATATGCATATTCTGTCGGAGATACTTTTCAGCTACCGATATTGAATAATTTGTTAGGTTCGCCAATAACTTTAACGGTATCATCTGTCGCAACTGCTGGCACTCCGACATTAAAAGGATTTAAGATTTTAAATTCTGGCAAGGGATATAGGACTGCTAAGGCAACTTTGGTTTCTTATAATAATATCACAGTTGTCGATGGAGTTATTACGGCATCCATTACAACGATAGTTCCAATAACTGGATTATCTTTGGAATATTATACAGTTAATAACAATAGGACTGAACAATATTCAATTAATGCTTCTCCAGTTAACTTTGCTGATGCTATTATCGATGTAAAGCCAACAATTTTCCCTGCACCACATGCTAATCTAGGAACATCAGCAAATGGGTCTACAAATGCCTATTTGGTTTTCAATGGCTTTGGGGCATCATTCACTTCAACCGTAGGCAGTGGAATAATCACAGAGATTGCTGTAGCCAAAGGCGGATATGCATACGTTGATCCAGTTATTCAAATTTCAGATACTTCTGGTAAAGGTGCAACTGCTAAAGCAATTAAGGATGCCAATGGTGTAATCACATCGATTGTGGTTCTATCTGGTGGATCAAATTATTCTGGTTCTCCGCAAATAAGAGTTTATGACCGTTCAGGTGAAGGGTTTATTGCACAAGCTATATGTAATACTACTTTACTTGGTACGATTTCAGGATTTACTGCTTTAGTAGGCAACGCAAAGGGAGAGTTTAATTCTCTGCCAGAATCTTCCGAACATATTCCATATTCTCCCGCATCCACAGTATCTGGTAATGGTTTAGTATTATCTCTAACCTATAGTGTAAAAAGATTATTGGTAACAGAACAAGGATATGGATATTCAAATCCACAGACTTATTATGCTTGTAGCTCTTCAAATGGGTCGAATATAATAACTACCACTTTGGATTTCGATAATGTCCAAGTTGGTATGTATGTATCTGAAGCATCTGGTACAATTATTCCAGCAAGAGCTAGAATCGTTAGTATTGGGTATACTACTGGAGTACCTAAAACTATTACTCTGGATAAAACATTATCCAACACAGTATCTGAGATTATCGTTGATAAAAATATTATTATCAGCAAAGAAGGCATTGGTAATAATGTTGAGTTATTTCCAGTTATTGAGGATGGTAGATTAGAGAATGTAGTAATAACGAATTCTGGTAATGATTATTCATCAAATTCAGTCATTACTTTTTCTGGCGGCACAATACAAGCAGCAGCAAATCTTATTGTAAGAAATGGAAAAATTGTCGAAGTTGATATGACCGCTTACGGCACTGGATACACTGAAAATAATTTTGCTTTTGAAGTCAATTCAACTGCTGGCGCATATTATCAAAAAGAATTGGATGCGCTTGTTCATATTTCAGGAACTGGCGCTATCATTTCTGTGGACGTAATTTCTGGCGGTAGAGGATATGTCGCGGCATCTACGAAGCTTTATATTGAAGGCAGCAGCAACACAGATGCCACATTGACCGTTGACATTGAAACTGGCGTTGATGTGCTAACGGTTGAAAGTTTAGGCAAAGAGGGAGCATTTACAGTTTCCTACACAGACAGGTGGTTGAGTCTGATTGATTCGTCTGGAATCATGCAGACAGTTCAGCTTAAAACTCAAAATATTTTAGATACTGGCGCTGGTTCAGGTGGTGTAGTTTCATTTTATATTAACCCAAATGGTAAATTGGCAACAAACAAATATGGTGTTGCTTGGATGTGGGTATCATCAGCAGGCACAAATTATACTGCTCCTTATTTAAATTGGAGTGGTAATTATCCTGTTATTAAGCTAGGTAGCACTAAGAGAATCAAAAAAGTCAATGTTATTTCTGGTGGTTCTGGTTATGACCCATATACTGAAATATTTGTGGTTGGTGTTGGGGCTGGATGTCAATTAGCCCCTATGATCGACGGTTCCTCTGGAGTATCTTCTGTTGATGTTCTTGCTACTGCATTAACAAACAAGGGATATACGAAATATCCAACATTGTTAGTGGATGATATTTCAAATTTTGGAAAAATATCAGAGATAAAGATTAAAAATCCTGGAACTGGATTTAAAAAGTTTCCTGGATTAAGATGCGAGCTTTATAGAACTACCATTGTTCTAGATTCATCAAGCGGGTCATCTGTTACTACAATCAAATATACTGGACCAACCAACGACAGACCTAATCCTGCTATGGGAGCAAAGCTATTAGCAGTGTCTAGCACAATTGGAGGTATTAAGAAACTAGATCAGGAAAATTTTGGTTATGGGTATGATGAAATTCCAGAAGTTTTGTATCCTGTATCTATGATTGTTAAAAATGCAGAAAATTTCAGATTAAATGAGAAGGTTTCTCATACCGGATTTACCTCGTCACAAATCGGGACTCATTTAGTTAGTATCAAAGGAAATGACAATTCAGATGTTGAAATAACATTTGATGATTCTCCTTATGGGTATGGTATAAACATAGGCCAAACATTGACATTATCATCATCTACAGATAGATTCGATTATGATGTTACTGGTAAGATATTTACCGTTCATTCTATTAATAGTTTTGCTAAAACAGTTTCTGCGTATACTACAGCGCTAATTCCAGATAATACATATACTTTATTGTTGCCTGATAAATTAGATTCTGATTTAATATTAGAAAATAAAGCAGCTAAAATTATTGGTATAGATACTACTAGAAACATGTTATGGATATCAAATCTAGATAATATCTATGATTATTCAGAGGAAGTATCTTATCTAGCTGAAGGCACTGATGATGATGGAAAAGTAATTGTTTCTGAAAATTTTAATAGTATTTCGGATAATAAAAAGTTAATCGGACATGAATCACAAGCATCATCAGAAATTCTGTGGATGAATCGAGCCGCGAGTACGCCAAAACAAACTAGCATAGGAAAATCTAAAAAGTTTTTCAAATCAGGCAGAGGTTTATTAAATTCGTCAAGTATGTTTATGACGAATAGCTTAGACGTACAGGATTTTTGTTACGAAGTGCATTCTGGGTATGGTAAAGAAACATATTCTAATATGCTAAAGAATACGGTGCATCCTGCTGGCTATTATCTATCTGGTGTAATTGACGACGTTACTGATACAACTTTGTTTTTGGAAAACAGACTCAATCCAGATTTGCCATTGCTTGATTTCGATAAAAAAGGCGACTTCGTTTATCTTGCTATTATTGGAACTCTGGCTTCACTATTCTTACTTAAAAATTACAGAGTCGATACAAAAGAACGATATAAGAATAGGTTATCAGAATCAATGCAAATGTTGGATTACTCGTTTAATATGATTAATGGCAACATACCTTCGTTTGAAATGTGGAATTATCCTAATTATAATGTTTGGTATAACAAAGCAGAAACTGACGAACAGGATTATCACATTTGGGGTTCAAATTCAAAAGTAGCAGAAATAAAAACTACTCAGAATATAACTAATACTTGCGTATACACTCAAACTGGATATGAAATAACATTTGATGCACCTACGCACGGTCTTTTAGTTGGAGATACTTTCAAAGTCTTTGCCCCAAACAAATATAAAGATCGTGGTACATTTTTCTTACGATTGACTGTATCATATTTTATTGATGATATGGTATTATACTCTGGTGTTTTATATCGATGCACTGCAAATTATACCACAAATGGTAACGAATTTATAGAAGCCACGGCACCATCTGCATCTGCAAATTGGACAGTGTGCGAGGGTAATATTTCAGATTATATATTTATTGTGTCTACGGTAACAAACGCAAACTCGTTTAAAGCACTGTCAAGATTTAGTTCTAGCGCGACAGAAGCCACGCAAAGGCCATATCAAAAAGTAACTTCTGCCGTGACTGTGAGCGATTTTACCCGAACAAATAATTTAGTAACCGTCACGAGCACGGATCATGGGCTGACGAGTGGAATTAACTCGTGGGTGTATGCATATTTTAAAACGGCTGGAAATGAGTTTACTGCTTCGTATTCGGTAACGGGAACAACAACATCGGTTAATATCACATATAATAATCATGGATATTCCAACGGCGACAAGGTTTATGTTAATTTTGTGGCATTGAATTCTACTCCAGCAACAATTCCAGTGTCTGGAGAATATGCGGTTTCTGGTGTTGGAACACATACTTTCACAATAACAAATCCAACCTCTTTATCTACCCAATCTGGTGCAGTTTTTATTAACTCTAGATCAGATACAAACGGTAGATATTTTAATGTAACATCAGTACCGAATGCCAATACTTTTGTCATCGATGTTAATGCAAATGGTCATGCTCTCATTGCTGGAGAAAAAATTAACTGGATTAGGCCAGAAAAAATACTACCAAAATTTGATCGTCAAATTACACTTCGTGATGTTGCATTTGAAGTATCTGGTCTAAATATAGAAATATCTGGATTGGATAATCACAATCTTTCTGTTGGGACATTTTTGATGTTGTCTTTTAATAATACAAAAGTATTTTCAAAAATAACTGCCAAGACAATAAATAGTATCACCGTAGCAAAAGGTGCATTGACAACAAATGATATCTTAGATATTACATTCAATTTCGATCAAATTGACGTACCTGAAGTCGCTTATAGATCATTAACCTCTTATACATATCCAACTTTCCTTTAGGAATATAAAACATGACTGCCATAGTTAGAAATAATTTTAGAATTTATAATGCAAGAAAATTCATTAGCTCACTAGATGCAGTTAATGGAACATATCAAAATACTTTGTACTTGGGTATAGGTAGACCACAACAATGGGCCACTAAGAGTAGTGTTGATGACGATCCAGATTCTCCTGCTAATAACTTCGCAAGCGAATTGACTGATTGGGCCGATATGATGTTTATGAAGAGAATTCCATCTTTGGATATTTCTCATGCAATGCCAAAAAGAATATGGGCACCGAATACTTACTATGATATTTATCGCTCAGATTATAATGGATACTCCACTGACCCGACTAGAAATTCATTTTATAGTATTAAATCTAACACAGGCAATCCAAGAGATATACCGACCGATCTGAGTAAATTTTCTTATTATTGCATTTCGCCACAAAATATCATTTATATTTGCTTAGTTGTCCCTAAAGACCCTATGGGTAATGATATACCTAGTCTCGTCAATCCAGATTCTGCCTCAAGTTCAATTCCAGGAACATCATATAACACAGAAATTGGTACAAATATTCTTTGCACTAGCGACGGTTATGTTTGGTTAAAATTAGCAAATTCTACAGATTTGTTAGCCAAATTTGAAACGATTGATTATGTCCCTGTGCAGACTGTTGCAGACGGCGTAACTCCAGCTGGCACCGCATCTCAAGATCAGTTGTCGTGGCAAGACCAAGGTAAATTTTTTAAAGGTGGTATTTATAGTGTAAAGATTACTGCTATCGGTAGTGGATATCTTTCTGGTGCGTCTGGTTCTTTTAAGGTGACTAATGCCGTAGAAGATGAACGTGTAAGAATTTTAGGCGATGGCTCTGGTGTTGAATATGTGGTTCAATTTATTGGTGGAAAGCTAGAGAAAATAATAGTAACAAACCCCGGATCAGGTTACACATGGGCTAGAGTGGTCATTGATGGTACGACTGGAGCCACTGCATCAGCAATTGCTAATTTGACTCCTTTGTATGGTATTGCTGTTGACCCAGTAAAAACTCTTAATGCTTATTATCTCATTGTCCAAAGTATAATTTATGATGATGAAAATAGCCATGATTCATCGATTCATCATGGGTTAGATTTTACCATTGATAATGACTATCGAAAAGTTGTTCTTGTTTCAAATCCAAAAGACAACTCAGGAAAACTTGCTGATGCCGTGAAATTGGATATGACTCACGGTTATGTTGATACATCATCATCAGTTAAACCAAATATTTCACCCGATGCAATTATAACTTCTGGAGAAAGTACCGCAGTTGTGATAGACGTTGGAATTACTAAAAATGATGGTAGTGGTCATGCTGTCATAAGAATGTTACAGGTTGCTCCGACACAAACAACTATATCTAATGCACTTGCTGTATCTAAAAATGTTAAACTTAACTCATTAAATACAACTTTCTCTGCTGGCAGCGAGACATTTACTGCCGACAGTGGTGCTTATTTACAACCAACTGCGGTTGTTGGTTCTGGTGATATTATCTATGCTGATTATCGTCGCCCAGTTTCAAGAGCAAGCAAGCAGTCAGAAGAGTTTAAAATTATTTTAGAATATTAAATTTTATTCAATTGACTATAAATATTTGGATAATGGATAACCAAGGATACCTTACATGACAGCTGTAAATTTAAACTCTTACCCTTACTTTGATGATTATGATTCTACTAAAGGATTTCATCAAATTGCGTTTGTCCCTGGTCGTCCAATTCAAGCAAGAGAATTGACTCAGATTCAAACGATTCTACAAGAACAGGTAAAAAGAGTTGGTAGACACTTTTTTAAGAATGGCACAGTAATTTCTCCTGGTAATACCTATTATGATAATAAGGTATTTGCAGTTAGACTTAGTAATACTAATGATGCTGATGTTATTTCTGACACGTTAGTAAAAAGTTTCATTGGCGAAACCATCAAAAATGCTACCGGCACTTCAGCATACGTTGTTCATGCAGAGACTTCAACAACAAAAGAACCAGCATGTCTTTATGTTAAATTCACTTCTGGCGGGGCAACTGGAAAGCTTGAATTTTATTACAATGATGTTTTATTTGTGCCTGATGCCCTTGGTGCTCCAACTTCTAAAGAATGTAAAGTTACTGACACCTTAGTTCCATTTTCTCCTGCTGCGTTGGTGCATATTGCAGAAGGTATCTATTATGCTAATGGGTACTTTGTTCAAGTTTTAGATCAAACTATTGTATTATCATCTACCACAAATTTACCATCTATTCAAGTAGGGTTAAATGTCACCGAATCCATTGTGACAGAATCTGATGATACATCGTTGTATGATAATTCAATCGGAAGTCCAAATTATTCTTCCCCTGGCGCACACAGATTTAAAATCTCTTTAGACTTGGTTAGTAGAGAATATAATGCTGATGTTACATTTGCGAATCAAAATCTAGAAAGAGTAGATTTTATTCTGCTTTACAATTTGCTAAACGGGCAGATTCAATATGAAAAGAGTAAAGATTCTGAGTATAACAAATTTGAGTCGCTGCTTGCTAAAAGAACCTATGAAGAGTCTGGGAATTACATTGTAGATGACTTTGGTATTTCGGCAATTGATTATCGTGATAATACTCGCGGTACTTGGACGCAATCAACTGCCTATCTTGAAGGTGATATTGTAACCTACAATGGTAAAAAATATTTCTCAGTTACTTCTGGTGTTTCTCAATCTACTCCACCAACACATTCAACAGGAACAGTTTCTGATGGTGGCATCGATTGGACATTTATTACCTCTTCATATTTCTACGAAAACTTTGGTAAAAAAGTTTCTGGTTATACTGGCAGCAAAAACCCTCTTACTCTTGAGCAAATGGCAGATGATTCTTTCTTAATCGAAGTTTCAAATGGTCTTGCTTATGTCAATGGATATCGCACTAGCATCGTTGGCACATCGACAAAGATTGCTAATAAGGCAAGAACATTTAATGAAGAATTTAATGTTCAAATTTCTGCGCCAAATCCAATTACAGTTTATGCTACCTCAAAAATTAATGGTGCAACTCTAGTGCCATTAAAAGGATTGCCAGATATTCAGGGTCTACCATTATATGATATTCTTGATAATATCGATGGCGCAGGTACATCAATTGGCACATGTAGAGTTAAGAGTGTAGAATATGTTACTGCCGATCTTTTCAAGGTAGCAATTTTTGATATTAGAGTGCCAGATATTTCTAAAGGGTTTGCTTACAATGCCGTAAGTTTGAAATCGCAGGCATCAGATGCAACAACTATCAATTTAGCCAGAAAAAACATTCCATTGGTTGGCACTCATACCAATGGTGGCGCTAACGCTGTGTATGGCGTATTATCAAATTATGATGGTGAATTAAGAGTAGGTAGCTATATCACTGCTGGTGGTAATGATGGTGCTCTCGTTAAAGTAAAATCTATCACTTCTGATGTAGAAATTGCTACTCAAACATTAGCCAATGTTGATGTTTTGATGTCAATAACTGCTGGTTCGCTGCTAAGTGTTAGCGTCGTTGATTTTAAAGTTGGGGCAGAATCATCGATCACTCGCTTACCAAAATCAAACGTAAGAACTATGGTTTCCGTTGATAATAATGGAAACATCAATACTACTTACAAGGTAATCAAGCAAACACCACAACCATCTAGTGGTACTGGTGGTATGTCATATACTCTAGCCCCAGGAGAAACCTTTCAATCTTCTGGACATTACCTATGTAAACCAGTTTCTGGTGCTACCATTATACCAATTTTAGATTCATGGATTTCTTCAGATGGTAAAATTTTAACCATACCATCAGGCCAATTAGAAAATACTGTTACATATCGTTTGCATCTTAAAATCACAAAATCTGGTGTTGCTGCTGCTGAACGCAAGAAAGTGTTAAGATCAAAAACTGTGTATATTCATACAGGCACCTATCACGATTCTGCTGCTACTCTGAAAATCGATTGGGTTTCTGCTACTGACGCATTGGTTAAATTTAACTCAACGACTCCTATTAACTTAGGTTATGCTGATGTTATCAGAATCAATAGCATTCGCATGTCGTCATCTACAACAGTTTGGCAGGATACATTAGGCGAACCAGCTATTAATGTTCTAGATCGATTTGATTTTGATAGCGGTCAAAGAGCAGAAATTTATGATTTCGGATATATCCGCACTTCTCAAAAATGCACTGGTCCTTTAGAAGTTTCGTTTGATTATTATGAACATACTCACGGAGATTACTTCACAGTAGACTCATATCAAAATACTCCTTATGCATTGATTCCTTCTGTAGAAATTAAAGGACAGGTATATAACCTTAGAGATTGTGTGGATTTTAGAATTCGTGTATGCGATTCTTCTGGCACTAACAGAAATCCAGCTTTCGTGTCTGTCGGTGATACGATGCAAACCAACGATGTGTTCGTTTTTGATTATTCTTATTATCTACCAAGAAAAGATTTGTTGGTTCTAACTTCATCTGGAGAACTGCAATATATCTATGGCACTCCTAGCATAAAGCCAGTATTTCCACAAAATACTATCACAAATAGCATGGCAATTGCTAAGTTTGATGTTTCGGCATATACCTATAACGCCGAATCTGATATTCGTATCACGTTGATGGGCAATCGTAACTTTACGATGGAAGAATTGGAGAAAATGGACTCTAGACTTCGCAATGTAGAAACTTACGTTGAGCTTTCATTGTTAGAGAAAAACACTGCAAATTATAAAATCACCGACAAATATGGTCTTGATCGTCTTAAAAATGGTTTCTTTGTTGTTGATTTTAAAGATAATACTACTCATTTCACTATGGGTGCTAGTGATCTTCCAGATTATCGTTGTACGATTTTAATGGATTATTTGGCATGTGCCCCAAATCGGTTTTCTACTGCATATTCTCTTGCCTTTAACGCTACCAATGGGGTATCTGATTCTGTTGGTTCTCCTGTAGATATGAAAGTATATCCTAATTATTTGATGACTCTCAACCCAAATGGAGTTCAAACATTTAATTCTAAGGGTATTCCGGGATCAACCGCAACATATCCAAAATTCTCGACTAAAATTAATATAAACCCATTTAATGTTTTCGATTATTATGGAACTGCTATGGTATTACCTCCAGTAGATAACTGGAATATGACGGTTAGAACTTCTGAAGTTTTATATACTAATGCCGGTATGCTTGGTTCTGCTGGTAATGGCGGGGTTAGTTCAGATTTAGATTTAATAAAATCACAATTTATAAATGCTTGGACAGGAAGTGAATTTAAAGCAACAGATTTTAATGATGCATTTAAAGCTGGTATTGATATAAATCTAGCAGCAAAATTTACCAGTACTTCATCTGCGTCTCAATTCGGTGCAGGCATTACTTCTACCAACAATATTTCTAAAACTTATGCTCAAAATTCAAGTACTAAGCAACAAGAAGAGTTGGCTATGTATATGAGGTGGCTCAATATTCCTGATGGCACATCTTCTGTAAGTTTTAGCGATGCATCCGGGTCTGGTGGAAGTTCGACAACTTTTAGGACTACATTATCATCTGCGGTTGATGTAAACTCATTTACATTAACTTCAGTTTCTACGTCACAAAAGGCTGGTAATAATAGAGAATCTGAATTTATCCGTGCTAGGTCTTTGGCATTAATAGTAAAACAATTGATGCCAAACGTAGTTCATGAAGTTAATTTTGACAATTCTACCGTGGTTAAATCTGCTGGACAAGGATTTAAATTAACAACTCCTTTGATTATCAATATAAGCCATGCTTCAGTTGCTGATATGTTGGCTGCTCAAAAAGAAATGAAATTTTATAATGAGGCATCGGCATATACCAATATAGATAAGGCAGTTGGGCCACATCGTTCTTTTGCTTTCTATTCTGGTAAAGATTATGATACAAGCATCAACGGTATTTTGACAAAAGTTACTATCACTGGAAAAGAAGCATATGGTCTTTTGGCTGGTTGGGAAAAAACTGGCGCTCAACAAACCACATTGTATATTTTCCCTACAGCCAGTGGCGATTCTAATGGTATTTTATATGTCGGTCATCCGCCAAGTGATTTGATTGCTGATTTTTCAGTTTCAACAGCAGTAACAGTTTCGCTTCTTTCTGAAACAAAAGGTAGCACAGCTTATCAGGTAATGCCAATTACCGGAGCTTCAAGTTTAGATGGGACTATCGTAAGCAGACCAGCAGAAACTACAACTCCAAAAACTACTTCTTTGGGTAATCTATTTTTGTTATTAACATTAAAAGATAATTATTTTAGAACTGGTGGTAAGAAAATTGGCATTGAGCGAGTATCTTACGATTCAACTCCAACATATGCCCCAGGTAATTATATAGATGCTTTAGGTACTACTAATGTTGCTAACAATATGTCTTTTGATGCCACCTTAAATGACAAGTCATCTGACGATTCTCTCGCTTATTGCGATTATACAGCTACAGGTAGTATCTCTGAAATTATTGATTCTGAAGTTTTTCAAATCGGAGGTACGCTCAATTTAACAGGAGAAAGAACTACAGTTCAGAGCGATTGGTGGCGAGGTCGTACATCTGAGCCATTGGCACAGACATTTTTTATTAAAAAATCATCAACGGTCAATTCTGATTTTGTTATGATTGAAGGAATTTCTGTGTGGTTTGCTACTAAGCCTTCTGATGATTCAATTCATAAAGTCAATTTAGAATTAATAAATTCTGAAAATGGCAATCCAATGACTTCGCTAGTTTCTCCTTGGGCGACAATTCCTCTTAATTCTTCAGATGTAACTGTAGCAACAGCAGCAAATTCTTGGGCACCGACAAGAAAATCTTTCCCTGCACCAGTTGTATTAAAAACCAATACTGAGTATGCTATTAGGGTAATGGCTGCTACTTGTAATCTGTATGAAGTTTGGATATCCACAATGGGTAAAGAATGTGTTAATTATCCCGGTCAACTCATTACAGAACAGCAATCTGATGGTTCATTCTTTACCTCACAAAATGCAAGCACGTGGACACCAGATCAATATTCTGATTTAGCTTTCCAATTGCACGTGAATACATATTCAACGGTTGGCCAATCTTCTGCTATGCAACTTTCTGCTTTCTTAGGTAGTGCTAACAAGTATAGCCCAAGATCGTACACAGGAACATCACCAGAATTTCTGTCGTTGCCATTAAACCCATTTGGCACCAATACTACAGATAATAAAATCAAGGTGTATCATCCACGCCACATGGTTTATGCTGCAGCCAAAGGAAAATCTTTTGTTAAGTTGATTAGCATACCTAATGCAACAATGGATTCTACATCAACCGCTATTAAAACTTTCATTGACGGTAAGTATTTTAAAGTAGAAAATGCAAAACCAAGTTCGTATACTTTAGATTTGAGGTATGCATATACTTACAACACTTCTACAAAAGTGTATGAGTCTGTAGATATATCAGCAAGTCTTGCTTCCAACTTATCAGCAGTTAAACGCAGATTTGGTGGTGATGCATGGCAAATTCAGGCCGCTGGAAAATACGATATGGTCAGATTAAATGCTGCTGTGCTGTTGCAACCACCAGGAACGACTGTCGAATTTACAAAGAAATTGACATATATTGATTCTAATGGTATTAATCTAGAATCTACCTATGATCATATCGATCTACAATCTGATTATCAAACTGATAAGCAATATGTAAATTTCATGCAAGGTGAATTGAATAGCCAAGGCATTGATAAAACATTCGATCTAGGCTCAGATGACTCTGAGTATGGTATGAATTTTAGATGCCATGCTTCAACCAGCAATATGTGGAATACTCCAATCATTGACCTTCAATCGCTATCAGTTTCTGTGGGCAGAAGTATGCAATATCCACATGCAACAACCGATGCTGTCGCAGGCACTACTGATTATGATGTAATATTCTCGTCAGAAAGCTGTGTTTTTAGTGGCACCGCATTGGATGGAACGACAAATGTTGAAATTCCAAGCTCGACAAATCATATTACCAGTTTTACCATTGGTGCTATGTTGAATATCGTTATTGCTCCAACTACGCATCAGATCACTGCAGCTACTTGCCTTGATAGTGTAGCAACATTCACTCTAGCATCTCACTCATTCTTTGTTGGGGATACGATAGTGGTTACTGGTATAAGCCCAGCAGCATATAATGGAACTTTTGTAATTACTGAAATAACAAATGCCAATACTTTCAAGGTAACATTATTATCAAATCCTACTGCTGGTGTTTCATACGGATCAAATAATTGCTCAAGAACTTCTGTGAATAATGGGACTTTCGTGATCAATGATATTGATTACAGCGCAAGAAAGATTTATTTTACAAACCTGACTGCTCCAGAAACAAAATCTGCTACTTTATCTTTATCCTCTGAGTATGTTACTGAAGTTAGTCCATCCTCTGGTACTTCTCAAAGTAAATATATTACTCGTGAGGTTGTCCTGGCTAAAACTTCATCTTCTTTGCATGTTACAACTGCAATGACGACACCAGCAGGAACTGGCATTGAACTTTGGTATCGTACTGGAAATGATTCTCTTATTAATACTTCATGGATTAAGAAAGAAATATCTTTAATGCAGACCAATAGCTCAAGATCATTTTATGATAATGAGATTGAGATTAATAATATTGCAGAGTTTACCAGATTCCAAGTTAAATTTGTGTTTACAAGTACAAGCCATTACAATTCAGCAATCAAAGATTTGAGAATCGTTGCTCTAATTTAATGATGGAAAAGACAGAAATACCAGAAGTATATCGCACAAAAGAGGGAACTTTTGTGTGCGAAAGAAAACAATCTGAAGTAAATGAGTATTTGAAAAAAAGAAAGTTAATGGAAGATAAAGAAAAAGAAATGCTTCAAATGAAAACCAAAATAAATAATGTAGAAGCAGAAATATCTGAAATTAAAGACATGATACGGTTACTACTCCAAAAGGCTTATAAATGACAAAAACCTACGTTTACAAAGATGACATATTTGATAATTGGAGAGTAGTAACTAACGATCATTCTGACCAAATTGGTAATATTGCTCAAAAGCACACAAATGCCTCTCAGGTTTCTGCTTATCTAGATCAGCAGTATCTATCAGAACATGCTGATCTTTTATCTGCTTCTATTGCTGGTCAAGCTGCTGGCGCTACTGTTACTATAGCAGGATCATCTGGTAGAGTATTGCGTAAGGGCATGAAGGTCGAAGCATTTTATGGCATCAACAAAATTTCTGATGATTATTGTACTGTCGATTTAGTGACTTATTCAGGCTCTGATGTTGTCGTAACCTTATCTCATGCTTTAGTTTTCACTCCAACACCAGCCACCATTGTTTTTAATTTTTACGTTTCTGGAACCTCGTTTTTGAATGATCTGGAAATTAAGAAACTGAACCGCAATGGCGACAGAATGACTGAGGGTTTAGTGATTGATTCGCTAACCACTGTAACCGGATCACTTTCTACCAATGAATTAAATTTTGATCTTTTAAATACTACAGCAACAGCAGTTAATGCTTTTGGTGCTGCTACAACTATTGTAGCTGGTGCAACAACAGGAACAGCCACAATCAGAAATGCTAATGTCACATTAGGTCAAACTTCTTCTGGCACGACAACCGTAAATTCTCCGACAGTCAATATCTCCACAGGCGCAACTGGAGTGACCACGATTGTGTCCACCAAGACCTCTACAACGTCTGCAGATGGATCATTTATCGTCAATGGTGGTACTGGACTCAAAGGCACATTAAACGTGGCTGGGGTCGTTAAAACTGAGCTTACTACTGACAATGGTTTGGGCAGTTTAGATGGCGCAGTGCAAATTCTGGGTGGTGCGTCAATTGCAAAGAATCTTACGATTGGTCAAGATTTAAGGGTCACTGGCGCAGATATTACCATTGGCGGCAATCCATTAGTAAATGCAGTAACACCAGCAAACGCAGCCGGGTTATATACCACAACAACTGGCACAATTACCATTGGTGCGGGTAATACGACACCGATTACAGTTAATGGTAATGTGACTCTAGGCACCAACTCTGGCAATTCTGTTGCTATCAATTCTGGTAGTATCACTACTCCAATAACAACAACTCCAGTTTTTGGGTTGCTTAATACCAATGTCCAGAATGTTAATGCTTTCGGTGCTGCTCTTATTCTTAATGTAGGTGCTGCTGGTGGTGTTACCAATTTTGCTGGTAATGTAAATCTTGGCGCAACAACAAAAGAATATCGAATTAATGGAGTAGTAAAACTAGCCAATACTTCTTTAGGTCCGACAGTATTGGCATCATCATTAACTTCGGTTGGGATTCTGACGAATTTAACGGTTGCTGGCAATGTGACTATGCAGAATGGTAATTTAATTACATCTGCTGCATCTAGCAATTTGTTTAATACTACCGCAACAACTTTGAATATTGGTGGTGCAGGAACAGCAATTTCAATCGGCGCAGGAACTGGCACCACAACGGTAAATAATACCTTAGTTGCTTCAGTGGTTGACATTGGTTTAATTGCATCATTATTAAAATACACCGCAACAATTGCAACAACTTCTGAGGCTGAGTTATTTTTCTTGGATAAAACAATTTATCGTTCTGCTGAAGTAATCGTTCAGGCAACTCAAGGATCAAATTATACTGCCACAAAATTCATTATGATGCATGATGGTACTGATAGCTATGAAACCGAATTCGGTTCTTTAGGTACTCCATTGGGAACATACAATTCTATCGTTGTTGCAAATTCATGGTCATTGAAAGTTACTCAAACTGCAGCCACATCAACGGTTTATAAGATTTTCGTTACTGCTGTCAAGGTATAAATCTGCTAAATAGTTAGATACAATTAAAAAATAAGGGAAAGTGAACTTATATGGCATTACAAGAAAAAGAATTCGTTGTAAAAAACGGACTTGACATTAAAAACAACGGTCTTAAACTAGCAGGGACCGCACCACTATCAAACCAAATTCCAGTAGCAGCTAATACTTCGACCTCTTTAGTTTGGAAGACTTTAAATGTTGGTTCTGGAATTTCAGTAACACACTCAGATTCTGCGATTACTTTAAGTGCAACTGCAACTACTCCAAGTGACGTTAATACTAACGGAAATTTGACCGTTGGGGCTACCGCTACATGGACTTCAAATGGCACAATTGCAACCGTTACATTGAATAATCATGGGTTATCAAATGGAACTACGATTTACATCGCATGGTTAACAGGAACGAATAAGCCAGTTAATAATGATTATTCAATAACATCGACTGGATTAAATACTTTTACCGTTGTTTCTGCAACACCAGCAGATGCTGTGGGCGGAAATTGTACAACAAACGGTAATATAACTGCATTAAGAAATATATCAGCAAATGGTACAGGAACATTTGGCACTAGCCTAACTTTAACTGGTACTCCTAGTATTATAGCAGGAACCATAGGAAACACAGCATCAGTTTTCAATACTACTACTGGTTCTTTGAATATTGGTACAGCGTCACCTACAATTGCAATTGGTAATGCATCAAGTACCACGACTTTTGGTAATATTATTACGCACAAAGGGCTGACTTTACAGGTAGGAACTGCTGGTTCACAAAAAGTAGATACATCATACACATTTACGACAGCAAGTTTGACTTTAAATACCACTTGGCAAGCCTCTGGCATTACTGGATCAACTCAGTTAATGACTGGCACATATTTGTTTAAGCTCCGTGATGGCGCTAATAATGAATATTTTGATGGCATTTTGCCTTGGTATTCTGGTAATGGATCAGCATCAATTGCTGACAATTATACCGAAATTCCTCTTAGAAAATTTGGTGATGGCAGCACAGGATATTCAATTTTCGTTAGAATTTTTAGGACAGCATCGGCTGCCCCAGTTATTCAATTGGCATCAACTTCTGCTTTAACTGCTAAGACTTTCACTTTCACCTTTAGAAAGATGATTGATTAATGAGTAAGACTTTGACTTTGCCGTTTTGGAGACTGTCGAGTTTAGTTCCTAAGCTTTTGTTAGACAACAAAATTAAATTCGTTAGAGCAGAAACTGAGCAAACCGCAACCTATGTAGATTCTTCTGGATATGTCGTTTTATCAGATATAGGTTCGCCGAGAATTAATTATTCTCCATTTACCCTAATGTGCCGAGGGTTATTAATTGAAGAAGCCAGAACAAATTTGGTAATCAATAACAATGATGCTACTGGTAGAATTTTTGGTTCTGGTTCAGTTATTTTAAATAATGGTGTATCTCCATCTGGAGCTTCTGACGCAGATTTGGTCACAAATAATGCTGGTTCAGGCACTGTCGATTATTCCGTTACCGTAGCAGCAAGCTCAACCAATGATTATTTTGTATCTATCTTCATGAAACCAATGTCATCTCAGCCTTGGGTGGTATTAAATGCTTACTACTCTGGAAATTCCGAAGATAATGTTTCTTTTACATTTTCAAACATGAATATTTCTGGTGCTCCATATCCAAATGATGTTATATTTGAGCAATATATAAATGGCTGGTATCGGATTGGATTTAGAGTAACTAGGGATGCATCTGGCTCAAAAACTATATTGACCATGAGATTGTGGGTAGATGGTAGAGGAAATACTAATACCAAATCTTGCTTAGTTTGGGGCGCACAGATTGAATCTGGTACTTTTATATCCTCAGTGATTCCTACACTAGGAGTATCTAAAACAAGATCAGCAGAATTGGTGTCTATAACTGGCACAGATTTCACATCTTGGTATAATCAAACTGAAGGAACAATTGCAGTTTATGGCTATGGATATAATGGTAGTTTTCCAGTTATTTTCAATATATCAGAAACTAACGCAAATAATAACAATTCACATAATGTAAATATTGGAGCATCTAGCAATTTCATATTTTCCACATATTCTGGTGGTTCAGAAATTCATAATAATCAAGCCTCTTTTGGAAATAATAATTCCCCTTGGTGTATTGTCAGTGGTATAAAAACAAATGATTTTTCTGATTTAGTTTGTGAGAATGCGGTAAAAACAGATTCTGCTGGCACTTTACCAAGTGTTATGACTCGCTTAGATATTGGATCAAAGCAAGGACTAAATTTCTTGAATGGTAATATTTCAGAAATTGTTTATTATAACACCAAGCTTAGTTATCCAGAAATGAGAATACTAGCAGTTCAAAGAATATATTAATTGATAAATATTTAAATAATTAAAAAATAACTGATTACAAAGGGAAGTTATGTTTAAGGTAAAAGAAGGTATTTTGGTTGGTGATAAAATTATCACTGGCACTGGCTCTAATACAGAGGTTCTGACTAGGAACGATGTTGGAACGATGGCGTTTGTGGACACTGCGAGTGTTGCAATATCAGCATTGACACTTACCACATTAAAATTGGATGATACGGATTCTGGCAATAATTTACAAATTGTGTCCACATCGACTTTGAGTGCAGACCGTCAGCTTGTTTTTGATGTTGATGATGCTACAAGAATTCTTAGAATGACTGGTAATGCTGTTTTATCAGGAACGAATTCTGGTGATCAAACTATTTCCTTTGGGACAACTGGATTAACCCCAAGCACTGCCACAGGCGGTAATGTAACGGTTGCAGGTACTTTAATTCCTTCAAATGGTGGTACTGGATTAAATTCAGTTACAACCGTAGGTGAATTGTATTATGGAAATACTGGTTCGGCAATGGGTAGAATTGCCTCAGTTGCTGCTGGTAATTATTTAAAATCAAATGGTGTTGGTGCTTCTCCAGTTTGGGCAGCTATTCCTGCAGTTAATAGCGGTGCATTGTCTTTGACAATTGGTACTGCCGGTGCCACAAATACATCGGTAACAATTGGCACAGGAACTGGATTTAATGCTGATTCTGCCTCTTTGGTTACATATTCTATTAGGGTCGGCCCAGCCATTTCTGCATTAACTACAGTAATGACAGGCGCATCTGTTGGGTATATTAAGAAAACTGCGGCAGATTCTTATACTCTTGATAATTTTTCATATGGTACTGGCTTGGGTGCTAATACCTTAGTTCAACGAGATGGCTCAAATAATTTTTCTGCTGGTACAATTACTGCAGCATTAACTGGGACAGCATCAAATGCTACGAATTTAGGTGGTTATGCTCGTAGAGTAGATTTAGCAGATTTTACCACATGGGATGGTACTAAAGTTGGACCAGTTGGTTGGTATAATATAACTACTGGACCAGCAGGAGCAGGCGATCTATATTATAGCGGAATTCGCTTAGGGATGGTCGATACAAATTATGGATCAGAAATTCTAATTCAAAATGCAACTGATGTTATTAGATTTAGAAGACGAGCCGGTGGTGTATATACTGCTTGGCAAGAATTAATTCATGATGGAAATTTAACTGCTAAAACTACCAATTTGACAGTTGCCAATGCAAACAATGCTACATTAGCAACAAAAGCTAGCACGGTTTCTCAAGGTGGTGGTAATAACACTGCTATGACTCTTACTTATTCTCTGATTGCAGGCACACCAACAAGAGTTTTTGGTACTACTGATGGTGTTACTTGGAATGCATATAGTCCAGCCAATTTTGCGGTTAATACTGCAACATCAGCTACAACTGCAGGAACGGTTACAACTGCAGCACAACCTAGTATTACTTCTGTAGGAACATTAAATGGTTTAAATTTAGGTAATGGTGCTGGTGATGGTCCAGAATTAAATTTTTTGAGTTCTGGATATTCTACATGGGCAGTTGATAATGCTAATGGCACATTTAGATTTATGAACTCCACGGTTCCTGGGTCAGTTGCAGTTAGTATAGCTCCAAGCTCTGGGGCTATGGTTTTGGCTGGAACTCTTACTGTGGGCAGCGGTGCCACGGAATCATGGATAAACATGGGTGATAGTGATCAAGGCACAAGAGCAATACATTGTAATTCCGAGAGAATTGGATTTATGACACAAGCTGGGGGATGGGGTGCTTGGTGCGATGATGCAGGAAATTGGCAGGTAGCTGGTACTGTATATGGAAATCTAGACGGTTGGGCCAAGCTTTATTATAAACATAATGTAATAAATACTGGTGCTACCAACTTTGGTACTGCAGCAGGTAGCCATTATTTTGTATGGAGTGCCTCTAGTAATTGTCAGTTGCATGGTGCTAATGTAGGTGATGTTGTACATTTTACTGCTTATGCCACTGGATGGACTATAACTCCACAAGCTGGAGCTTCGATAATGGGAGATACCTCTGCGATGATTGTTAATGTGGGTGGGCCAACATCGAAGATGAAAACCTTTTCTATGGTTTTCATTGAGGCAGGATCAAACTCTGGTTGGGTAGTTCGTTAATATGATTATAAATAACTATTTAAATAAACCTAATTCATTTAGGCTGGACAACGCGGAAGATGTTGTTTATGAAAATATAGAAGCAGAGAGAATGTATGCCCTAGATACCAAGACAAGAAAAGGGGTTCTTGTCTTACCTTATAAACCGAAGAAAGGGTTTAGGGCGTTAATATCGGATCGACATAATACTTGGATATATAATCCTCTTATTATACATAGAAATGGATCACCTATAGGTGGTCATGAAGAAAATTTAATATGTGATACTCCTAAAGCTATGTTTGTATGTGAATATGACGGTTATGGGTGGCAATTAAATTTAAATGTTAAACCTCAAGATTTTATATAGGAAAGCAAATGAGTTATTTGAGTCAATTTTTGGGTAGCAGTGGTGGCGGTGGCACTCCTATAAGTGTCACAGCATTTGCTAGTAGCGGCAATTTTAATCCTAGTTCTCCTGATGCTAGGTGTTTAGTGAGGATGTCTTCTGGCGGTGGCGGCGGTCGCACTGGCGCGTACACCCCCTACATGCCTAGCGGTGAAGTTGGCGGTAACGGTGGTTCTGGCGGTTTTTCTGGTGTGTTTTCGGAATTTTATAAAAGATTGACTGGCACACATCCGGTAACTATAGGGGCAGGAGGTGCTGGAGAAGTTAGCAATGGTACAAATTATAATCCTGGTGGGGCTACATATTTAGGTAATTATATAGCCCCACCAGTTATCCAAGATTCTAATCAAGGGTTCTTGTCTGCTCTTGGTGGTACTGGCAGTTTCGGTTCAAATTCATCAACAAATTCAGCCACAGGCAACATAGGTAAATCTTATAATGGCTCGGTTGGTGGTGGTGGTGGTGGTGGCGGTACTGGTGGCGGTGGCGCTGGTGGTGGTGGTGGCTCTAGTTGGTGGGGTATTGGTGGCACGGGGGCTAATAGGTCTAATTTAACAGCACAGGACAATAATAACTACAAAGGCTCTGTCGGACAGATCGGTGGTGGTGGTGGTGGTGGTGCCGGCGGTGGCCCGGCTTCTTGGGCATGGGGTGGACACGGTGGTGCCGGCGGTGCGGGGTATGCAGAGGTATGGGATTTTGGAGTATAAACTATGAGATATGCAAAAATTACAAATAATTATGTGGAAAATGTTATTATTTCCGATTCTAAACCAAATTCAAATTTTTTTCCTGGTTTTTTTGTAGAATGTTCTGATGAAGTTGGTATTGGGTTTACATATGATGACATACATTTTCATGCGCCTTTACCACCAAAAGTAGACAAATTCTTGGCAGTCGGCTCATTCTTCGATAGATTTGGTGCTCAAAAGTATCCTATACTAATGTCTCAAGATGCTGCAGTTAAAGCACTTATTCAAGACTGTTCAGTTCGTGAGTACATAGACTTAGATAATGAGCAATTGCCTTATGGTCTAGACCTATTAATTGCTTCTGGGTTCGCAGTCGATAAAAATAAAATATTGACCGACCCAATCAAACCTTCCGAACTTCCTTAAATTCTAGCCATAAATATAAGACAACAACAATAAAGTGAAATCATGTTACCTTATATTTTCGAGATATTGCCGATTATCCTAGCTGTTATTGCTAGTATATCATGCGCAATAAGATTTTCTAGAGATAGGCGAGTGCATGATAGGCTGGCTATGCTTATCGCCATTATATCATCAATTCTCATGATCGTGGCACAAACATCATGGTGGGTCACATATGCAATTGATGGCAATCTCATGGGAACCACTTTTGCAAATGGTGTTTGGACTGTATTCAATTCTCTCTCTATGTTATGTTTGATTTTATTCGCTCAACCTTGGAGAACAAACAAGAGAAAATCATGAATATTATAAGAAATTTATTACCAGAAGACTCTAGGCTAGCTGAAATAGCAGCATCAATAGCCCTATTGTTTATGAGTTTATTGTTAAGTAATGGTATGTTGGCTAATTATGAATTATATACCATTCAAAGATATGAGTTTTGGTGTGTCTCATTTTTTTGCTTAGGGATAATGCAATTTGCTTCTTTGACATTTTATCCACAGATGGAGATTCTAAGATGCATTACTTCGATAATTTCTGGTGGTCTTTTTATTTGGCTAAGTCTTTTTGATTCTAGGATAGATATTAACGATATAACAACATTTTCTCTTGGGTGTGCAAATTTTTATGCATTTATCATAAACACTGCACAGATTCATAAAAAATGGGAGATTTAATCGCTATCATCACCATGATGAAGGATATGCCATCGGTAGTATCCATAACACTGATTATTATCACAGTGATAATTACTCTTTTCATTAGAGTAAAAGACAAAGATATTCAAAGTATAACATCGGTTTCTAGGGTCCAAAATGAAAAGCTAGTTGCTTTAATGGATCAAAACGAACAACTGATGAAATCAGTTGATATATTGCAGAAAAAAGTTCATCTGTTGCATATTCAGATGACTGCAGAAGCAGAAGAACATAGATTAAAACTTGAGCAAACTTACAAGGTAGTTGATGAAATGCGGTGCAGAATTACTGAACTTGAGGAACTGGTAAGGATATACCAAAGAAAAAGATATCATGAATGCGATGCTAGCTTTTGTCCAAATAGGGGGAAAAATGACTCTAACTGAAAATATTAAAGAAATGGTGAAGGCTCAGCTTAATGAACTGAGCACTACATTTCTTGCTAATTATAAAACTGCTGCTTATAAACAAGCTTCCGAAATTGATAAAAAGCCAGTATTAACTCCTGATGAAAATAAGAAATACAATAAAAGATTCAAAGGAATTTCAAATGCAACCATCAAACAATCTAAAAATGAAACGAAACCTGTATGAATTAAGTTATCCTGGTAACATTGGGATAATGGAATTAGTAAAATTTTACTCCACTGCACCAAAAGATGTATCTGCTAATGTTAAATCTTTGATATCAACAGGAAATCATGAAAAGGCGTGGAAGATTATCCAAAGAATAACCAAAACTAGATTGCATCCTTCTGCCACTGGAGCCACTTAATGAAAATAGCTTTTTATAAAGCATGGAATGGAAATTATATGGATAAGATAATTTCCATTTTTACTTTGTCCAAATATTCTCATTGTGAGTTAATATTTTCAAATGATATTTGTGCCTCATCATCAACTCGTGATGGTGGAGTGAGAATTAAATATATTAAAATGGATCATAAATGGGATGTATATACTATTGACCCTATTATGGAATTGAATGAAACTGCTATTTTGGCATGGTTCGTTAGTAATCTTGGTGACAAATATGATTGGCCCGGTGCCATCGGTTCACTCTTTGGAATTGATTTGACCTCAGAAGATAAAAAGTTTTGCTCTTATGCATGTGCAAGACCAATCGGCATTTATCCAATCGTGACCCCCGCAAAACTGCATAAATACTTAACAGAAAATTTTTTGATTAAGAAAGTCACATGAATTACATTTCAGCAAGAGAACCAAAATGGCGCACAAGAACATCGATTTCTTTGATGGTTCTTTTCGATGGTAGCGAAGCAGAGATTCCATTTATTGCGCATCAAGATGACACTGATGAGTATAATCGTGAGTTATTTACTCGCGCTACCAATGGTGATTTTGGTGCAATTGATTTGGTAAGAAATGGAATTTCTGATAATATTGCAAAATACATTACTGACAAACGTGATGTGCTGATGCTGACAGGCGGCGCAGAAGCTGATCGCGTTTATCTTGCTTGATAAATAAGCTACACATAAGGGCATAGAGTATGGCAATTATCACTAGAGCTTCAAAAGGTTCTGAATTAACTCACGGCGAAATGGACACCAATCTAACAGATTTGCGTGATCGTCCAGATATTATCGTTCGACCAAAAACCAAAGGCTGGGGCACAAAAGTAGATTTATCGACACCTACTTGGCCTTGGCGTGATCTTGAGGGGCATGTAACACCTAGGGCATCTGCACCAAATGCAGCAACATTGGAGTTATATCAGGGTAGTGTTAGAGAATGGTCATTCGCTGTTAATGACGTTGTTGATAATAGATTTCATATACCACATGATTATGTTCATGGTACTGATTTATATTATCACGTTCATTGGTCCCATATTGGAACTGCAATTAGCGGTAATATTGGATTCACAATAAAGCATTTATATGCTAAAGGGCACGATCAAGCTTCATTTTCTCCAGAAAAAACTTTAGTTTTTCCATTAGTTCCAACTCCAAATATTGCTACTATACCTCAATATAGGCACATGATTACTGAAGTCAGATTATCTGCTGCGTCTCCATCAGCATCTGAAATAGATAGTGATGATATCGAAGTCGATGGTTTGATATTAATTAATATGGCAGTAAGTACCGTACCTACAATAACTGGGTCTTTGGGCAATATCAATCGACCATTTATTCATGCAGTAGATATACATTACCAAAGTACAGAAATAGGCACAAAGGGTAAAGCCCCCGATTTCTGGGCGTAAGCAGTGAGTAATTATGTAGCAGCAGGTTATGTCTCCAACGGATATATAGGTGATTCTAATTCATTCGGTGGAATAAACTTCGATCCTGTTTCTAAAAGAATTATACTTTCAACAACTAACATATCTGCGACTGAAATTTATAGTAGGTCAGTTGATTGGTTAGCAGCATCTGATAATGTGAAATATGGCGCAGTGTTTAGGCAAGTAGGTGGTGATGATCTTGGTGATGGTTTGTCAATTCCGCCTTATTTTTTCTTGCAGGGTTTATGGCGCATCCGTCCGATGGAAGCAAATCATACTCTGACAATCACAGGAAATCTTTTCGTTGATGGTGGCGGAGATACAACAGTACCAACATTAGGGATTTTTAATGTCTTGGTGAAATCTGTTGTTCCTGTGCAAGCTCAAGGAATTTCAACTTCTGGTGGTTCAGGAACAACAATAACAGCTGCAGAAATTCGTCAAGAGATTGATTTGAATTCTACTAAGCTTAACTCGATTCAAAACTCCATTGATAATATTTCAGTGTCTGGTTTGACCCCAACACAGGCTAACATGTTACTTTCGATGTATGAAATTTTAGGGCTAGACCCAACAAAACCATTGGTAGTATCAAAATCAGGAGCATACACAGGATCAAGAATTGCTGGAACTATCCAACAGGCAATCACTGGATCAGACACACAAACAATTGTAACGAGAATATAGCATGATTTATTTTTTATATAGCATATTATCAATTTTATTATCTCTTTGGCTACTATGGTATTTCTATATCATAGTCATGGGATTATATCGTGCCCAATTGAATGGGCAACTCAGTATGTCTTCTAAAATACTTGGTGCTCCAGCTATTGTTATTGGAGTTATTCTAGATTGGGCAATCAATTTTACGGTTGCTACGATCATTTTTAGAGAATTTCCTAAATCAAAATCTGAATTAGTTACTCAACGTCTAAGTCGATACATCACTGAAACAGGGTGGAAACATAAATATGCAAGTTTTGTTTGTAACCATATTTTAGATGTTTTTGACCCAACAGGAACTCATTGCAAGTGATAGATACTTTTCAGATTGCAACCGATGGTATAAATCCTAAATGGACTCCTTGGTTAATAGCTCTTAATGGGTTTGGTTTTGATGTAGAGATTGTTGTTCCACCAATTCCACCAGGTACAAGCAATTCTGGTGGTGGATGGTGGAAAGATACTACATCATGGGAAATTGCCCAACCTTACATAATCACTGTAAGAGTTAGATATAAGGGCAAAACTTGGGAACAAAAACAGAGTGTTAGTTTGTTGGTGGCTAGATCGCTAGAAAAGGTTTTGGTTTCATTTAGAAGGATGACTACAAGGATAGTCGATATATCCACAAAGTTTAAAGCTATGATAACAAAGACTATAGCAGTAGTCACAAAATTCAAACGATAAATATTAATAATACTAGGAGATAATAATGGCATCAGTAAAACAATTTAACAAAAATCTAAGCGAATCGATAAACCAAGGATCGGATTTAAAATATTTCATCAAAAATATTATAAGTGAAGCAGTAAATCCTTCTGAAACTTTTGGTGCTGCTAGAGATATATTGGGTGGTGGTTCATTTGCTCCAAATGTTGCATTACACAGAGGCAAGGATGCGGAAACTAGCGCCAAAATTCACAAAGATTTTGTTCATGGGTTTCTTTTAGATTCTGGATATAAATTAAAAGGCACTAACAAAGACGAGCACGGCGAATATTCCCATTATGCACATAAAGATGGGTCTAAAGTTAAATTAAATTCTGGCGTGGCTAATAGAAATGATAAATCTTTTGGACATTATGTTGGTTATACTCATTCCACAGGTAAATAAAATGTATCAATCACTCACAGAAACCATTTCTAAAATTTCAACCTATGGCAAGAAGGCTGGCTACACTGCACATGATCTATCAGGCGGCACGATTCAATCTAAATCTTTAGCAACGCCAAAAGCATCAGGACAAGCTTTCGATGCATTCCATAAGAAGCTAACTTCTCTAGGTTATAAAGTTACTGAAGGGTCAGAGTTTAGCACAGAAAATCATTTTAATAGGTCATATCATCACCCAGATAGACCAAGCGAAGTCGTACATTTTACTTGCACTCATTCTAACAGAGCAGAAAACGTAAAAGACGGTGCCGCTTTTGTTGCATCAAAATAAGGATAAAAATGATACTTGGTAAAATTAATTTAAATGAAGAAACTGATCTAGATTTTGCTCTGGATATTTTTGGGACTTCTGCATCAGCGTCTAAAGCCAGATTTGTTATTGAAGGCAAAGACTTTGATGTTGCCTGTCATTGTGAAATGGTTAATGGAGAAATTAAAGCCAAGATTCCAAAACTCAAAGGGATTCTGCCTGATGGTGTTTACGAAGCAATTTTGAATGTCGAAGTTGACGGTAAGATTTTCACTCCAATGAGAGAGCAAATTGAATTAAACCCATTGGTTGAATTCGATGTTGTACCAAAGAAGCCAGTGCCAGTCAAAGAAGGCGTTAAGGTATCGATGAAAACTCAGATTGTTTCTGAAGATTTAAGAGATAAAGAAGGCGTAACAAATCTAGAATTGAATATTCAAAAGGCTATCAAAGAAGGATATGAAATTTCTAAGGTCGGTGAGCACTATATAATGAAGCAAGGCGAATTTTATGTTGGGTTGATTTCTGAAGCAAAAATATTACAAACAAACAAGAAATACCCAACTCTTTCTAGCTTAATTGATGGTTTAGCAGAGTAATGAGAACTGATGTTAGATATGTTTCTGAGTTTCGAGCAAAACGAGGCATCATTACCAATATCGAAAAACTAAAAGAAGTCTTATATAAGAGTAAAGAATTCGTTACTGCTAAAAAGATACTGCCAATGACTGTATATAAATCAAGGCCAGATATGGTAATTAATAAAATAAGAAAGATAGTGTAACATGTCATTGTCATCAAAAGACCCAAGGGAAAAAGTAGTAGTAACTTTCGATTTTAATGCTGTGCCTGAAGCTATCAGCAATCCAGTGATCAATATTTCCACGGATGGAGAAACTGATATAACAAGCATGAAAATTGGATCAGCACAAGTTTCTGGTAATATTGTAATGCAACTTTTTACTGGCGGTGATGATGGGATTAGATATTATGTATCATGTTTAGTCGATGTTGTAGATACAGGCGAAAGATTTATTGCAAAAGATATATTATCAGTTAAAAAATAATTAGGAGATAAAATGGCAACCTTTAACAAAATTCAAGACTTTTCAGAGCAACTTATTCGCGGTGTCCATGATTGGGATGCTCACGTATTCAAAGTTATGCTTACTTCTGCTGCGCCTTTGGTAACAAATACCATTAAAGGGAATTTGACAGACATTGCTGCTACCGGCACTTATCCTGGTGGTGGTATTGCAACGACAATCACTTTATCGGAAACTGGCGGCACGACAACCGTTCAAGGAACTCAGGTAGTGTTTACTGCTTCTGGTGGTGTTATTGGACCATTTCAATATGTTACTTTGTATAATGATACTGCAGCTTCGCCAGTTAAACCTTTAATCGCATTTTGGGATTATGGTTCTGCTATTACTCTTAATGATGGAGAACAATTTACGGTGAAATTTTCTAATGCCAGTCCTGGAACAATCTTTACTCTAGCATAAAATTGATATCTAAGAATGCCATTATATAAAGATAGGGTCTTAGAATCTACTACGACCACTGGAATAGGAACCATAAACCTTGGTGGTGCTAGAATTGGATATCAATCTTTTTCTCAGGCATTCTCAACTGGAAATATAGTATATTATTGTATTTCTGGAGGTTCTGAGTGGGAAATTGGTTATGGCACTTTAACCACTGGCACACCTTGGACATTATCAAGAACTACCGTAGTATCATCATCGAATGCTAATGCCGCAGTTCCGTTTTCTGCTGGTACAAAAGATGTATTTTCCACAATTCCAACGGTAAATTTTGTTACTTTTGATTCTTCAGGTGTGTTAAATGTATCTGGAAACATATCATCTACAACAAGTGGATTCATCCCGGGAGTCGCTGGTGATTGGCAAAAAGCAGCACTTAAAGCAACTGGAGCATATGGTGGTGGTGTCGCTTGGGTTGATGGTGCAGCAGGTTTTGGTGCTTGGGCACAATCGAGTGGTGCTCAGTGGTGCTTGGGTTATGGTACAACGTCTGGCACTTTAACAACAGGGTTAATGCTCACAAACACTGGCGCAGTCACTTTATCAGGAACATTATTGACTGGCGAAATTACCGCAAAAGCTGCTGGCGGAGAAGGTGGTCAGATAAACTTCCAGTCTGTCGCTGGTGGTACTGGCAGCATGATTGATATTGACACTGCTAATAATCTTAGAATATATAATTCTTTAGCCACAAATACGATTTTATACACTAATAGTTTGGAAAGAATTCGTATTAACTCTGCTGGCAATGTAGGTGTTGCTGCAACACCATCTTTGTGGGCTGGCTCAGTAATAAACTCTTTAGATGTTGGTAATAGCTCAATATCATCAAACACGAGTAATACTGTAACGTATATTTCAGCTAATACATATTATAATGGCACTAGCTGGATAGCCAAGAATACTGCTGCTGCTAATATACTTAGATTGGATTCTGGTTCTTTAAATTATCAAGTAGCGCCCAGTGTTACTGCCGGTTTAGCTCAATCATTCGTAACTAAGTTTTTTGTAGATGGCACTACGGCATTCGTGGCTATAGGTGGACATACTAATCCTCAAGTATCCTTAGATATTTTATATGGTACAGCTAATACAGCTGGTGATCCTATAAGTGCAGGTGTAGTTAATATTGTTGGGCCAAACTGTCCAACAGCGGTTAACTATGGAAACTTGAATATTTCTACTAATGATGCATCTGCATTAGGTGTAGGTGGGAGTATATCATTTGGTGGTAGGTGGGCTGGAACTGAGCAAGCTAAATGGGCGTTTATTAGAAGCGAACCTAGTGGTGTTGGTGAATATGGCGGTAGTCTTGTTTTTGGTTCAAGAACAAATGGCGCTGGTAGTTCTGTTGAGAGACTGCGGATTACTCCTACTGGAGCATTAAGATTTGCAAATATGGTTACCACTGATGATCATATCCAGTTATATGGTGCAGGGGCAGTTACTGGGTATGGTTTAGGGGTTGAAGGTAGTACTTTGTATTATAGAACTTATAGTAATCATAGATGGTACTTTAATAGTATTGCTAATGGAGGAACAGCTGGTGTAGGGATGCAACTATCTGGAAATAATTTAGCAGTAAGTGGGACTGTATCCTGTACTAACCTAATTGGTGGCCTCTCATCATCTAGATCAATTGATTCCTCTAATGGTACTGCTAACGTAAATAACGCAACAGCATCTGGGTTTTATTATGGTACCAATGTAACAGGTATGCCAGATAATGGTTGGTGGGTTTGGCAAAATAATGGTGCTGGGTGGGGCAATACATTTTCAGATGGTTATGGCTGGCAACAAACAGCATCATTCTGGTCAGATGATTTTAGAATTAGACGATTTCAGACAGGAGTATGGCAGCCGTGGGCATCTTTATTGCATAGTGGTAATGTTGGAACTTATGCTATGCCTATTGCTGGCGGTATTATGACAGGGTTACTAGTTACAAAATATAATAGCGCTACTCTAGTTCATGAAAGTAATGACACCTCCTTTTCAGTCAGGGGAGATACAACCCATGCAGCAGCTATGTCCTTTCATAGAGGTGGTGCATACGCTATAAATATGGGCCTAGATACAGATAATGTATTTAAGCTAGGTGGTTGGTCTGATGGTGCCGTATTTAGGTGGACCAGCGATGGTTCAGGTAACTTTGTCGCTAGAGGTAATATAACTGCGTACTCAGATGAGAAGCTAAAAACCAATTGGTCTGAACTACCACACACATTTTTATATGATCTAGCAAAAGTTAAGGCTGGTACATATGATAGATTAGATAATAATATTAGACAAATTGGTGTTTCTGCCCAATCTTTACAAACAGTAATACCAGAAGCTGTTATTGAAGATTCTACCGGAATTTTATCAGTAGCTTATGGTAATGCTGCCTTAGTTGCTTGTGTTGAACTTGCTAAAGAGATTAAAATTTTAAAAGAAGAAATTAGATTATTAAAGGAAAGAAAATGACCCTACCCGTATCGCCTAATATTATCACAATGAATCAGGTTAATGCTGAGTTAGGGTTAAGTGGCGCTGCAACGATTACTTTAAATGATACCTTAGTAAGAACTTTATTTGGTAAATCATCTGGTGTTATTTCTATGAGCGATGGTCATGGTAAAACTCATGTTGCCCCATCTGTTGAATATTTAGTTGTTGCCGCAGGCGGTAGTGGTGGTTCTGCTGGATATGGAGGTGGAGGTGGTGCTGGTGGTATGTTAACAGGCACTGGATATGCAGTTACAAAGGGAGTTAGTATAACTATTGTTGTGCCTGCTGGTGTTACTACAATAAGAACTAACGGGGGTAATGCTACTATGGGCACTATTGTAGCAACAGGTGGTGGTGGTGGTGGTGACGATTATTATGGTCGTCCAGGTCTAGACGGAGGTTCTGGTGGTGGTGGCGGTACTACAAATTACGGAATTAATGCTCCTGGCGGTGCTGGTATTGCTGGACAAGGTAATAGAGGTGGCAATAATACTGGAGGGTATTTTAGACGTGTTTCTGGGGGTGGTGCCGGTGGCCCTGGTGTTGATAATAATGGAAATTATGATAATGTTGGTGGTTTAGGACTATCAAACAGTATAACTGGCACTAGCGTAACATACGCTACAGGTGGTCCTTCTATTAACTTTACTGTTCCCGTTCCTAATAGTGGAAATGGGGGATGCACTGCATCCAACTTTGTGTCTCATGGTTCTGCATCTGGTGTAGTAATTATCCGTTATCCAAATACATACCCAGACCCTACTTCAGTATCTGGAACACCTGATATAACAAATACAGGTGGTTACAAAATATATAAGTGGACTAACATAGGAACGTGGCAAATAACATTTTAGGAGAATATTATGCAATTTACATATAAAATAGAAAATTATTACCCATCGGAAAATAGATTATTTGTGATTTATACTCCATCTGATACAGCATTAGAACCATATGGGGCATGGGTTAGTATTAACGCAGACATGAACGAATCTCAAATTAAAGATGCGATAGTATATAATCTTCCAACATATAAATGGTTATCTACAAAATCTGTAATAGCAGAGAGTTTAGTTGGAGCAACCGAAACAGCAACAAAAGCAGATGAACCGTTAGCTCCGCCTATAGTTATACCTTCTACAGTGCCACAAATAACCGAATATCAAAAGATAATCGAAGGTACTCCGGGGGTAAGAAATGATGGCAATTATACCCAAGTATGGATTGTGCAAGATTTAGTTGGTGATGAGTTATTAGCTGCCCAAGCTAATCACGAAGAAAATAGAAAAGCCATGTTATGGGGATCAGCACATAATGTAGAATTCAATGCTATTTCAGGATCGGCTATTGGTCTAATTACTATGGGTGTTCTAGCTGAAAAACCTAAATGTCTTGCAGTACAAGCATGGATTCAAACCCTATGGGCTGAATACTATGTAAGAAAAGCAACAGCATCAGAGAATTATGATTTCTCTGCTTATAACAATTGCCCTCATACAGTTCCAGAGCTAATGGCCGAACT